ATAGCCGACTCACGCGAGGTGGGCTCCTGCATGTACTGCGCCGACCACTGAAATGAGGGCATAGACGCCTTAGTACGCAGCAACGACTTAACTGGCCACTGCTCCGGCCACAGCGAGATGTACTTCTGCTCCTCGGGCGCGTCGTGAGGTACACCTTCTTTCTCAAAAAGTGCAGGAAATTCAATGACTTCCCACTGATCTGAGTCCTCGTTACGCACCATGTCGGACTGCAAGCGGCCTATTAGGTCTTGTTCTGCCCAGCGTGTAGCCACCACCGCGACAGAGCCCTCGGGCATCAAACGTGTCCGCGCACCGTAGGCATACCACTCGTAGGCTTTAGTAAAGACCTCAAAATTCCCATTAAGCACGTCCTGCTCGTTGTGGGGATCATCAATGACGAGCAAGTGCGCACCACGACCGGCGATGGCACCACCGATACCCACAGCGAAGTACTCTCCATCCTTGTTAGTTGACCACCGCCCAGCGGATTTACTGTCTGCGGAGAGCTTTACATCAGGAAAAATCTTTTGGTAATCAGGCGAGTTGACAAGGTTTCGCACCTTACGACCAAAATCTACCGCCAAATCAGCGGTATGTGAGACCATCATGATTTTTTTATCAGGCCAGTTGCCGATAAACCACGCCGGAAAGAAGATTGAGGTCAGCTGAGACTTACCAAACCGGGGGGCGATAGACACTGTAGCCCGATCTTTGCGCCCATGCGCTAAGTCTTCAAGGACTTTTGCCAATTTGCGGTGATGGGGCCCGATTTTATAGTCCGGCATCATAAGTTTTGCAAAGTCTAAGAGCGAATTTCGTGCTTTTTCAGACCTTTTACGCTCTTCTAGTTCTTCTACGACATCTAAGAGCTGCGCTTGCTCGCCCGGAGAGAACTTATGCAGGTTCTGCAGGAGTACATTGAGCTCTTCTTGAGTAAATGCCTTCTTAGTCGGCGCTGAAGATATCATCAGGTGTTACCTTTTGTATCAACTCAACCGGATCAGGCTTGTCATTGTCCTCAGAGACCACTGTTGCGTCCACCACCTCGCCGTCGATCAGGCGTGTAAGCTTATTACGCAGCAGATTCTCAAGCTCCTCGGTACTCTGATGCTTGTGTGTGACTTCTTGGCGCTCGGTGAACAGCCCCACATCGGTAATCTTACCCAGTAGCTCCAGCGCTCGCATGCGGATTTTTGGGTCGTCGTCGTTTGACTCTTCTAGCAGACGGTTTGTGACGTATGTCCGCACCTGCTGGGCATCATCTATAATTAGGTGGTCATACTCGCTGAGCATTGCGTTGAGGTGCCGCATGACATTAGGCAGTTTTTTCTCATACGAAGTCGGCACGCGAGCGGACGAGAAGAGGTCTCGTGCGCGGTTTTCATCTTCCTCGGTTTTTTCTGTAGAAATTTCTGGGTCGCCTAGTATCTCCAGAAAGTCAGCTGTGGTGGCTGCTGCGTGGATTTCTTCGCGCGTACCTAGTGGTTTTTGTTTCTCCATAGGCACACCCGACTCTACCGCAGGGATAATGTCGGTCTCTTCGTCGTTGATGAGAAACTCAAGCGCCATAGTTACTCCAAGCTATATTTATCGCGACACCGAGCACACGCCCCGCGAACTAAACGGGGGCTGGCTTCTCCGCACCACTCGCACTCACCGGGTTCACCTTTTGGCATCGGCGGGCGCGGTCTACGCATAGCAGCTTCTTGCATGCGCTCTAAATAGTCGTTAGCGATGTCAGCTTCATCTGCCATAAATCTCTCCAAGGTCCTCGGGACTATATAGAACATAGTATACCCGACGCAAGAAACTCACGGGTCCCTCTGCTGAGAAAGGGGGTGGGGGTGTTTTTAGAGATGTGCGTTGAGAATTAAGAGAGGGGTGGGGGTACTTTGAAAATTTTGCAAATCGTTCGTGCAAATTGGCATGTATATAGAGTTGAGCGCGCCGCGCGTTTTTAGGGGGGTGGGGGGTCGCGCATAGACCAGCGCAGAATCGCCAAGGGGCGGGGTTACTTGACAAAACATGGCAGAGCGTGGTAGGCTCGCGCGTCGTTAGATCGCGCGGTTCGTTATGCGGGACAATGCCAGCCTGCCAGCCTGCCCATTCGTCTAATTAGACGTTTCGTTGATGTGGTTTGACTTGTCAGGCTAGATCATGGATAATTGATTCCGTGGTGGGGCAATCCTGCCCGCCACAAACTGAAACTGAAAATGAGGGATTACATCATGAGCACGAAGAAAGAGATTATCATCACCATTCGCAAGCATGGGCAGAAGATCGAACAGCATAATGCCGCGCTCGACGGGCGTGTAGCCGCTAGCGAGTTCGATACCGCATCTGCCGCGCAATCTACGCTCAACGCTAAATTGTGCATGAACTTGCTAGCAGGCAACGTTGATCCGGCAATTAAGAAAGCCGCCGCCGAGCGCGGCGAATTGCGCAAGCTAATGCCGAGCGCAAGTAATGCTGATATCAACGCTATCAAGGTATGCGCGGGCATGGCGGCGACGGCATTGCGCAAGGGATGGCAGGAGCACGTAGACAGCGTGAAGCGGGTTCACGGCGTAACCCTGCAGGCATTGGCGAAAAGCGTAGCGGAAAAGAAGCCCGCGACTACGCCATTCAAGGAGCGCTATGTGCAGGCATGGGGCAAGCTGTACCAGCACGAGCGCGACCTAGCTAATCTGGAAGAACTCAAGGCCTTGTACAATCTTGCGATTGACGCGGGTTGGGTCAACCCGGATGAAGCGGATCACTAATCGTCTAATTAGACGCTAACCTAGCCCGGCCTTGTGCCGGGCTTTTTTTTGTCCGCACGAAGCTGGCGCGCCCCCGCACCGCGCGCAATGTTTTTTCTGACCGTACCGTGACCGTTCCCGGTGGCGTAACAGTAATGGGCACTAACAGTGAAAGGCTTTATGACCGTACCGTGACCGTTCCCGGCAACAGTGACGGGCAGTTGAGGGCATTGTGACCGTAGGCGGCAGGCAGTTGAGAGCGTTGAAAGTGTCTAATTAGACGAAGTTTAGCGTGTTCTGGTATGACCGAACACGGGAAAGCTAAGCAGGGCGCGGGTTTCCGAGATATGCAAGTGGGCGTGTTCCGTCCATGTTCTGTCAGACCGAACACCGGAAAGCTAGCAGTGGCGCGGGTTGTTCCTAGATTAGAGTTAAGATTCAGTAGTTATTACTATCTATCTATCTATCTATCATCACGCACTTCTCCGCTCAGCCTTGCCCGTCTGCCCTTTGCACGCGATTTACCCCTTCTCATGATCCAAAGCAATTCTCACATACAAAAAATTTCTTAACTAACCCATTGTTCTGCAACGATTTTCCTTGTTCGCTCCTACCGGAACAAATCCCACTTTATTTTTCATAACCCATTGTTTACAGTGATGTTCCCTTGTTCGCTCCGACCCCTTCAATTCTCCCACTTACTCTCCCACTTGTCGCAACCTATAACCTTGTTTTCATTGCCTTTTTAGCTTTCGCCGTGACACTTTTTCCAAACGCTATTTAACATAATATAGACTAGCTTGCAGAGTTAATTCACATCCCTCTCCGCTCCCTTCTGCAAAACCACGTCAGGGCAGAACACGCTAAGCCTTGCCGTGATTCGTCTAATTAGACAATTTACTCCATCGCCACTTAGCCCCACTTAGCCCTTATTCCCATTTGACTCGCCCGCCCTCGATCTCCCACCATTTTCACCGATCTGGCTTGACTCGACATTACAGATCGCCAATATCAGGGCGAAACATCTCAGACCCTACCAACAATGTAATGCGCTCATGTTCCGTGTTTTCACCGCTTGCTCCCACCGGCTACACTTATCCCGTTTGACATCTCAAGCTAGGTATGCTATACTATAGGCTCAGGCTGGGAGAAGCCCATGCCTGACATCCCAACCTTTAAGCAAACCGTCTAATTAGACGAAAGGAGAATGACATGAAAGACTTTACTTACAATGATGACGGCAACCTCGTGCCGCTTGGCACTTGTATCGAGGGCACGTTTCGCCCGCAAGACTTACTCCCTGCGTTCGTGAATCTGATCGACTTTGTCGCTCCGGCAGTATCAGCGCAAATTATGGTTAACGGCGGGGCTATCCCTGCCTACGCCGGTGAGGACGACGATCACCCGTGGTGGGAGAGTGAGGACTGCCAGTTTTGCATCGAGGAGATGTTTGACACGCTTAACGACTACGCGCCCGAGGGCTATTACTTCGGTGCCCATCCGGGCAACGGCAGTGACTTTGGGTTTTGGGAAATCAACGAGATCGTCTAATTAGACGAAAGGAGAATGACATGAGTATTGCAAGACAAGCGACGAACAAAGTAGTTGAGCTGGCCGAGGAAGGCATCCTTAACTGGGAGACTATCGCCAAGTGCTGCCTGTCCTACATGAGCGAGGACGATGTGCGAGACATGGCTGAGTGTGAGGGTTTGATCGACGAGGAGGACTTTGAAGATGAAGATTGAAACCGTTGATGACTTCCGCGAAGCACTCGACGCGGGTGCTTATGTATGGCCGGGTGGGTACCCAATGTTCTTCATTGCCAGTGATGGTATGGCGCTGTCATTCAGCGCCGCTGAAGAAAACCGTGCGGAGATTGAGGACGCCCTAGAACGGCATGATCCGAGCGGTGGCTGGCTACTAGAGTACGCTACCGTGAACTGGGAGGATGACAACCTCCACTGCGCGCACACCGACGAGAAGATCGAGTGTGCTTACCCATAAACCCTGAATTTTCGGAGGTTGACTCCGAATTTACCGTCTAATTAGACAATTAAAAGGAGACCAGTGATGAATAAATCAGTTGTAGAAGCAACAGAGTTTAAGTTAGGCAACGACGAGGCTGCCCTAGTGATTAGCCCTGATAGTGTGAAGTTAGTCACGCCGGAGAAGGGCGACGACGAGGTAGTCACGCATAACGTGCAGTTCGCCGTGATGATGGCATACCTGCTGAGCACCGATGCTGAGTGGGTGAAGAGTGTAATTAAGCGATTCGAGGAGAGTTCCAATGACTAAACGTGTAGCAAATAAAGACGCCCGTGCCTATGTACGCCAGCGTGAAGAGTTCGAGGGTAGTAATACCTTTTCGATGTGGTACTACCAGCCAAAGATGTACGTGGTGTACTCATACGGCACTCACTGGCCGCTGTTTATCTATGCAGATGGTAAGTGGTACGAGAACGCTGAGAAGTACAGTCCATCCACAAGTAAGCACCACTCACAACTTCACCCGCTATGCGAGACTGAGAAGCGTAATGCGCTAGATATGAAGTTGATCGCTGAATATGGTGTCGCTGAGTGGATGGCACGGAGACTGGCGGCCTGATGGCCGCCTCCTAATTAGGAAAGTGTCTAATTAGACAAAAGGAGTACAGTGATGTTTGTAACCGACAAGATAGACACCGCCGTGCGTGTCACGCGCATTGAGCTGAGTGCCGATGACTGGGAGTTGTTCGACGACGCTGGCGGCGAGCGTGCAGAAGGTGCGGCGCGAGTGCTGAATAAAAAACTCACCGTCTGCGTGAACAAGGGACTCTCGCGTGAGGAAACCCGAGCGGAGATGGAGCTGCAGCTAAAACGCTATGAGGACTACGGCGCGACGGATACCGAGCCTCGCAATGTGTTGAGTATTTTGCTGGATAAATGCTACCCGCCGGAGTGGAGGTGCTGATATGAGTAAGGAGGCGAACAATGATGACTAGCGCAGCACTATGCCTAGCATTGGCATTGTATTACGAGGCACGAGGCGAGCCGTTCGACGGGCAGTTAGCGGTGGCTGAGGTGGTGATGAACCGTGTCGAGAGCGAGCGGTTCCCTGATGATGTGTGTTCAGTTGTCACGCAAGGCGGTGAGCACCGTGATCAATGCCATTTTAGTTTTTACTGCGACGGCAAACCCGAACGCCCCGGCGATATGATCGCATGGCAGAAAGCACAAGACTTAGCGCAATGGGTGATTGCAGGAGAGGTGACGCTCGGCGTGCCTGCGACGCATTACCATGCTGAGTATGTGCATCCGTTCTGGGCAGATGAGTATGAGTACCTTGGGCAACTAGGACGACACAAGTTCTACGCTCAGAAGTAACCGTCTAATTAGACAGATGGGAGTAAATGAAATGGAAGTAGATATTAACGTGCTCAAGGAGCACTACCCCGACGAGTATCAGCGCTACTATGAGGAGTGGGCCGAGAGCCAGTGGGAGTTCATGGACGAGACTTGGGACTCTGATATGTACCAACTTGCTAAAGAGTGGCTTGAGGGTACCGGATGGGATGTATACCTCGCAGAGTACCGGCTGTGCTACTCACAAGGCGATGGCGTGGGGCTTGATGCGTGTTTTGAATATACACACATGAGCGAGGAGAAGCGTAACGAGTTCCGTGAGCGCTTCCCGATGTGCGCTGAGATGATGCGCCGCGAGATGTTGTGGGTGAGCACTGTCGTGCAACGCCACTACGCTGCATCCCGTGTTGAGTGGGAAGCTGACTACCCCGGGTCTGAATACATTGACCTTTCACCTGAGCTGTTGATGGGCGGCATCTATGACGGTTTGCCCCTGTTCACTGCGGTGCAGCTCTGCGAGGAGGAAGGCGAGGACAACGCGGCTGAGTTTTTATACCAAGACATTATTGACGTTGAGTGCCGGCTCTATCGGTGGATGTTAGATGACGCTGAGCATAGAACCAGCGAGGAGATGTTCATTGAGTGGGCGCGCGATATGGAGGAAGTATTTGAAGTTGAGAAAGATCACGAGGTAGCTTAGCTACCAGAGGTGAGTGCGTAGTGCCTCGGGTTTTTCATGCCCTAAAACACGCACAGTCGGCACGAGCCATTCCCTCACGGCTGCTTGACGTAGCCGCTTTTCTTCCACTCGGGAACCGACCGGCTGGCCCACGAGACGGGCTTTTCTATTCGTCTAATTAGACAATTCAAAGGAGTACAGTGATGGGATATAGAAGTGATGTAGGCATAGCCTTAGCGTTCAAGACCAAGGGCGAGTGCGATAAGTTTATCATGGCGTACAAGCTCAAAGCGCCTGAGTTCTGGAACGAGATGGTAGTCGGGGCATGGGATCGCGTGGACGACCGCGTGTTAGTTGGGCACTACGATTGGATAAAGTGGCACCCTATTTATGATGATGTGAAGGGGGTGCTTGACATGATTGATCTGGCGGTCGAGAGCTGCAACGCTACGTACCGATTTGTCAGGGTGGGCGAGGAGTGCGACGACATCGAGACTATTGAGGAAGATGATAACGCCGATGAAAACACCCCGATGTTGTGCGACTACGTAGACGTGCGCCGGTCTGTGGATATATCAGCAGGTGAACCGTTAGACTAGAACTGATTTGACATTTCAACTCAACTATGAGATAATAGTGTTTCACAATAGGAAAACTAGGAGTACAGCGATGACGACTAAAACCAAAGAAGCACCAGCCAACAAGGCGGTGGTTAATATCAATTTCTCAGACTATGTGTTCCCTATGGAGGATGCGATCACGTTGATGCGTCTGATGGAGAAGGCGGAACGCTACGAGAGGAATTATCGCCCGGAAGAGAATGGCGGTGAGCAGGTCTATGTGTGGTCGGGCGTGCCTGAACTGCGCGTGAACCTGATAAGTGGGGATGAGTACCTGCGAGGTAAGATCGCAGGCCACCCCGATTACGAGTAAGTGTCTAATTAGACGATTCAATTAGGAGTACAGCGATGACAACAGTAAACCTTAACGAAGCAGCACATCTTGTCCGCACCTGTGGACAGACTAATACATTTATCTTTCAGGGCGAACCGGGCATAGGCAAGTCTGCCATGCTCCATGCACTGGCGGATAAGTCTGACCTTGAGCCGCGCTACATCGACTGCGCCTTGCTCGACTTGGGCGATCTGCAAATGCCCCGTGTGGGTGAGTCGGTAGAGTTCGTGCCCAATAAGATGTTCGTCGGTGACAAGCCGCTGATCATCATGCTCGATGAGATTGGCAAAGCTATGCGCCCGGTGCAGAATGCCTTGCTAGCCTTGTTACTTGAACATCGCATCGGCAACCACAAGCTGCCCGAAGGCTCCGTGGTGTTTGGCACGACCAACATGGCAAGCGATGGTGTGGGCGATATGATGCAGGCGCATGCCCGTAACCGTGTGACTTTTCTCACAGTTCGCAAGCCTGATGCCGATGAGTGGATTGACTGGGGTGTGGGTAACGACATTGACCCGACGATCATGGCGTGGGTTAAGGAGTACCCGCAATGCCTTGCCAGCTATGCTGACGACCCGGATGGTGCGACGGATAACCCGTACATCTTTACCCCGCGTAAGCAGCAGGCTGCCTTTGTCACGCCTCGATCCCTTGCACATGCCTCGCATATTGTTAAGCAGCGAGCCAACTTGACTGATGATGTGCTGATATCGGCATTGTCTGGCACGATTGGTGAGTCTGCCGCGCGTGATATGCAGGCGTTCCTGTCGGTGGCTGATGCGCTACCGCCGTTCAAGGCAATCATTGAGAAGCCTGAGACTGTTCAGGTGCCTGACTCGCCCATTGCCTGTGTGATTCTGGCGCTGGGTGCGGTGACTCGCATGACTGCCGAGAACGTCGATGCGTGGATGACATACCTCGCCCGCTTGCCCCGTGAGGTGCAGTTCATGTTTGCCCAACAGGCGATGCGTAGTCGCAGTGCAGCTGTGGTTGTGAAGTCAAAGCACTTCACGGACTGGGCACGCGAGAACAGCTGGGCAGTTTAGTTTCCTAATTAGGAAGGAGTACAGCGATGAATAACTTAACCCACGAGCAGCGACTACAACGTAGTCACATTTCCTTGATGCGCTCGCCCAACTTTGCTTTGTTGTCCGGCATTATCCTGCTGGGCACGAGCAGTGTGAAGGACGGTGTACCCACTGCGTACACTAACGGGCGTGACAAGGTGTATGGCCGGGAGTTCATGGACACGCTCGACGAGAAGCAGCTTAACTTTGTTGTGGCGCATGAGAACTTTCACGTTCTCTATAAGCATCTGACGACATGGCAGAAGCTATGGCAGGAGGATGCCAAGCTGGCTAATAGGGCGTGTGACTACGTGATCAACCAGCAGATACTTGACCTCGACCCGGGCAATAACTATGTGCGCTTGCCTGAGATCAACCTCTGCCTAGATGCGAAGTACCGAGGCTGGGATGCCAAGCAGGTCTATGACGACCTCAAGCAGCAGCAAGACGAAGGCGGCGGCTCTGGCGGTGACTCATTCGATGAGCATGGCTTTGACGATGCGCAGTCTATGAGTGAGCAGGAGCGCAAGGAGCTGGAGCAGGCGGTCGATCAAGCCGCGCGTCAGGGTGACATTCTGGCTGGGAAACTCAACGGTAAGACTAACCGTGATATCGGTGCGATACCTGAGCCGCAAGTCGACTGGCGTGAGCAGTTGCAAGACTTCGTGCAGTCTGTCTGTGCAGGGCGTGACAGCAGCACATGGCGCAGGCCTAACCGACGGTGGCTGGCTAGCGGGGCTTATATGCCTAGCCCCTACTCTGAGTCTATCGGCCCGGTGGTGGTCGCTGTGGATACCTCGGCGTCTATTAGTGCTGAGACTATCAACCAGTTCTTATCTGAGATTGTGAGCATCACTGAAGCCATGCCGCCTGAGCGCATCCATCTGTTGTACTGGGATACTAAGGTAGCCCGTGAGGAGGTGTATGTGCCCGGTGAGTATGAGTCTTTAGCCAGTTCAACCAAGCCTGCGGGTGGTGGGGGTACTGACCCGGGATGCGTCAAGCACTTTGTCGATGGCATGGGTACTAAGCCTGAGCTGGTGCTGGTGCTGACCGACGGGTACATATACGGCGACTGGCCGGACTTCAACGAGCCTACTTTGTGGGTGTCAACAAGCAACCGTGTCTCGCCTTATGGCAAGACTATTCACATTAAGTAATCGTCTAATTAGACAAAGGAGTATAGCAATGAGTATGTCAATTAGTTCATCTGCAATGTTAGTTGATTTGTCAATCAGTTCATGGACGGCGCGTAAGCTCGACAAGGGCGTTACCGACGAGGTGAACACTAGCAAGCACGCCAGCCAGCAGGCATCGCGTGTCAATAAAAACCTACTGCCCGGTGTGGAGCAGCTCGACGGCATCGTCAAGCACGCTGCGATGGTGCGAAACTGGGTAGCTACCCGCACGCTGCCATGGTCTGACTATGGCCCACGGCTGATCACCACGGATAAGTTCTTTGACTTCAAGCGTGAGCTAGACCAGTACGAGCGTGAGTTCCATGAGAAGGTGCAGAGCTTTCTGGATGTATACCCCACGCTCATTAGTATGCAGGCGTTCAAGCTAGGTGATATGTTTGACCGCGAGGAGTACCCTGATGTGTCTGAGCTTGCGAATAAGTTTAGGTTCAACGTAGCCTACCTGCCCATACCGGAGACAGGAGACTTTCGTGTGGACATTGGCCGTGAGGCGCTTGATGAGGTTCGCTCGCAGTATGCACGGGAGTACGAGCAGCGCTTGGAGAACGCGATGAACGAGGTTCGAGATAGAATACTCAACTCATTACGTCACCTGTCTGAGCGGTTCACCGACAACGACGACGGCTCGCGTAAGCGCTTTCGCAATAATGTGCTTGAGAACTTTGCCGAGACAATCGCCTCGGTGCGTGAGCTTAACCTGACTAAGGACGCCGCCATTGATGCTATGGCGCTTGAGGCTGAGGAGGCAATACGCGGTGTTGATGTTGATAGTTTGAAAGAAAGTAAGGAGGTTCGTGAGGATGTACGTGAGCGTGTTAACTCAGTTCTTGATGCCTTTTCATTCTGATGCTTAGGGTATTTAGAGACGAGGATGGTGAGTGGTGGGCTGAGCCTTTACTCAAAGATACATGGGGTAGTGAGACCCAACGTGTAAGTTCTATTGATGAGTTTGATGACGAGGTGGCTGACCGCCTCGCCATTCTTTTGCACGTTGACCATAACGACCATGTAGAGGGTATAGGTCGGCGCATTAGTAAAGATACGTTTTGGCTTTTCCACGAGGGTAAAGACTCGTGGTTACTTTCAGCTTTCAAGGAGTAGTGTGATGAAGAAGTTATTAGTGACGATGTGCATGTCAGTTTTTCTGCTGGCAGCTAACCCGGCCCCGGCGCAGGCGCAAGGCAGCCTGACTGAGGATATGTGTAAACACGTCTATACATTGTCTGACAATGTGATGTTATTGCGGCAATACGGCATGCCTATGCACGAGGTAAGAGCCATGCTGCTTACTCAGGTGGACTCGGAGATCGCCGCTGACATTATTAAGGCAGTTATATCTGATGCCTATGCCATGCCTCGGCTGCACAACGACGACATGATTCAGTCTGAGGCGACTGAGTTTGCTAATAAGAACTACCGCGAGTGCCTCTTGGCATTTGGCGATGCGACATAAAGGTGCGCTATGAGTGATAAAAATAACGTTGAGAAAATCTACCCGGTGCATGCGCTTAGAAACCCGGACAAGCTGTTGGAGTTGTGCAAGGGAGACTTCGAGGTCGTGTGTGTTTTGGGTGTTAACAAGTCAGGTGCTTTGACGGCAAGGGCAACGGATAACATGACAGTCGCTGAATTGGTCTTTTACATGGAGCAGGTCAAGGCGATTCTGCTCGATGGCAGAGATGATGACGACGATGACGATGATGACGATGATGAGGACGATGAGTGATCGTCTAATTAGACGATTAGCATGGAGGTCATGGTATGGCTACTAAAGTATGTGAGCAATGTGCTGAGGAGCTTCCCATTAAAATGTTCTGGGGGGAGCACCGTAAGCGGATGAAGGTGTGTACGCCCTGCAGGCGCAAGGAGGCACGGCGAGCTAAGCGTCGCCGGGCTAGGATGCGTGAGTTGCAGGCACAAAAACGTGAGGAGATAAAGCGCGTGGTGCAGGAGCAAGATAGAAAGATGCGGGAGACCGCGATGTACGCTGGCGTGTTGGAGCTTAACAAGATTATCTCTAGGATCGACAACAAGCTCAAGAAGTACAGCGACAAGGTAGCCTATTGTGAGGGCAGTGCTCGCACTGAGGCGGCGATTGAGTATCAGTGGAAACGGCGGGCGTATTATCAGGAGATCAAAGACTTACTGTATGCTGATGCTGCGCGCGGGATAGATCGCCCGCTTGAGTTTTATTTGAGCAATACATATTTACTTCACAAGCATGGGTTTCCTGTGGTAGTAATTGACGCTCACCCAGATGAGGATATAGACAATGCCGATAGTTGAGCCTGCGAGAATCAGCGAAGTTCGCCCCGATGGCAGCCGGGTTATTCTGCCTGAGTCCGAGGTGCGTATAGTCCATGCGCGCACGGGTGTTGAGTACAGTTGCGAGGAGGATGCACTGGCTGATGTGCAGAACCCTGAGACAGATACTTGCGAGGAGGACATCTGCCGTAGTACAACTATTCGTGTACTGCAGGGGTTAAGTTTTGACGGGGATGCTGGATAGAGAACTCCCCCCTTAGTAGCTGAGGTGTGTGAGTAGCGTGTCCTCCTGTATCGCTGTACTCCGCGCTACTCACAAGAACACGGCGCGCTGGCCGTCGTAGCTACATGCCAGCACTTATTAAAATATGACCGTACCCACAACGGATGACCAATGCCTAAGCACTACAATCATAAGCGAGGTGAGCATCACCACGCCGCTCGCCTGACTGAATCCGAAGTACGCCGCATGCGTGAGTTGAAACAAGACTACGACTTGTGTGTGCGTTGTATAGCCATTTTGTTCGACCAACCCTACCCCACAGCGTGGGATGCTATTAACTACAACACATGGAGGCATGTGAAATGAGTGACGATAAGCAATACGTATCTGACGGGAGCACAGCGAGCTATTACGAGTTGCCTGAGCGGGCGCGTGAGCTTCAGGACTTGATTAGCTATAGAAACATGAACGCCCAAGACGGTGAGATTTTTCGTGCGATTTATCGCAAAGGGCTGGCTAAGCACAGCGATGCGCTACGCGATGCGAAGAAGGTGAAGTTCTACGCGGATGCTGAAGTCGAACGCTTAGAGAAGTTAAGCCAGAGTGAGTCTGGTGGTGTAGATTTTCCATCACTTTCGGGTAAGCCTGAAACGATTGTGACGGGAGGAGAGGTAGCGATAATGGACTTAAAGCGTGATGTTAAAGCGCTGACGCACCGTGTCTGGCGGCTTGAGGTTAAGACGGGCGTTGTTAAAAATTCGCTTTGATTTTAGCCTCATAGGCTATTTGTTGAACATTATTTATACAGGAGACACGTGATGAACAAACATACTGAGCTGCTTAGATTGTATAACCAGTGGCGGCGAGGAGACATCGAGCAGCTTGATTTCACGGCGAAAGAGATAGGAGAGGCGATTGATGGGGTGCTTGAAGAACGGGCTGAGATGCTAGACGCCTTGGAGATGGGCATATCGACAAAAACCGCAAACGAGGCTGTCAGGCGGTGTGCAGAAGATGTTGCTAGATATGTTGTTGCTAAAGCCAAAGGGGAGTGGCCAAAGGAGAGTAGGGATGAGTAGTTTAAGTCTTCGTCAGTTTGCTCACTCATAGTGGGCAGAAAACGATTTTGTTAAACCTAAGGAGGACAAAGGTGAGTGAGTGTCACCGGGTAGTTGGTTCAGACAACGGAAACGCTAAGCTAACTGAGGCTGATGTGAGGTTGATTCGTGCGCTTTATGCGCAGGGCGGCTTTACTTATTACGATATTGCAGATAAGTTTGATGTCCATTTTGAAACAATACGTCGAATAATTAAGCGCAGATTATGGGCTCATGTAGATGACTAATATGGCGGATACCCCCGCTATGGGCCCACGTAGGAGACAAATATGGCTGATACCCCCGAGAAAAAGGTAAAAAAGAAAGTCGTTGAGATTCTAAAACAATACGGCGCTTATTACTTCTACCCTGTTACTGGTGGGTTTGGTGCCAGCGGGGTGCCTGACATCATTGCTTGCTACAACGGCAAGTTCCTTGGCATCGAGGTTAAGGCAGACGCAAAGAAGCGTGGCCCGACAGCGTTGCAGCAGAAAAACTTGGATCAGATCAATGCGACAGGTGGTGTCGCAGTCGTGATCGACGCTAACAATATAGATGAAGTAGAAGCCTTGATGGCGGGGTTGTAGGCCATGTGCGGTGTTTTGAGCTACGCCATAGCTGCGCTAATCATTGTGGTTTGCGCGTTTACTACGCTCATCGCCGGGGTGCTGGCGTGGGCGGTGTTTAAAAAATAGGAGTACAGCGATGCGAAAGATATACCTAGACTTTGAGACCTACTGGTCGCAAGACCACAGCCTGACTAAGATTCACCCGGTCGAGTACGTCATGCACCCGGAGACTGAGATTCAGTCGGTTGCCATTAAAGAAGGCGATGACGGCGAGACGTTTGTGCTGTTCGGTGAAAAAGATATTCAGGCGTGGGTGGATCATACTGACTTCTCAGATGCGATGTTGATTGGGCATAACATGGCAGGCTTCGATGCGATGATCTGCGCATGGCGGTTCGGCATTAAACCGAAAGCATGGAGTTGCACGCTAGCCATTGCCCGTGCGCTGGGGTACGCCAAGACAGTTGGCGGATCACTGAAAAAGGTTGCAGCTGCTCTGGAGCTCGGAGCCAAGCTAGACCTTGAGGCGACTAACACTAAAGGCAAGAAGCTCGCTGATTTCACACCCGAAGAGATTGAGTCTATGCGCACCTACAACGTGGTGGATACTGAGCTGTGCGCCGGGATATTCAATAAGCTAGCGCCCCAACTGGGCATTCGTGAGTTGCGTTTGATTGACATGACAATCCGCATGTTAGTCGAGCCACAGTTTGAGCTGGACGAAGAGCTACTTGAGCGCACGCTGGCGGAGATTAAACAGACGCAACGCGATGTGTTGATTAAAGTTGCGCACTCGCTACTGCCTGAACTATCTGGCGCGATGGAGGGTCTGGTCGAGACTGACACTTACAAGCAATTACTCCCCGAGGAGTTGATCGAGCAGGCTAAGAAGGTGCTGGCTAGCGCGCCGAAGTTCGCTAAGTTCTTAGAAAGTAAGGGCGTGCCGGTGCCGATGAAGCCCTCGCCGTCTAACCCTGAAAAGCAAATCCCCGCCCTTGCTAAGACAGATGAGGACTTTCTCGCGCTGCAGGAGCATGAGGACTTTGAAGTTGCCGCCGCTGCCAGCGCACGCCTTGGCGTGAAGAGCACTATACTTGAGACGCGCATCGAGCAGTTCTTACGCTGCGGTCGGGCTATCGGTGGGCGCATGCCCATCGCACTTAACTATTATGGAGCAGACACTACCGGTCGCTGGTCGGGTACGATGAAGATGAACCAGCAGAACCTGCCTCGGGTAAACCCGCATAAGCCCAAGCCCTCTGATGCACTGCGTAAATGTTTGCTTGCGCCGAGACGCAAAAGCGTTGTGGTGGCTGACTTGTCGGGTATTGAGTTGCGAGTCAACCACTTTTTGTGGAAAGAAGTCGCCAGCATGCAGCTGTTTAACGACGACCCGGCTAAGGCCGATCTGTATAAAGACTTCGCCAGTAAGTTGTATAAGAAAGACTGGGATGAGGTGACAAAGGCTGAGCGACAGGTTGGCAAGGTTGCACACCTTGGGTTGGGGTACGGCGCAGGCGCGGCTACATTCCAGAAAGTTGCAAAGATAATGGGCGGTGTAGACCTGAGCCTGAAAGAGTCTGAGGAGGTTGTTGCAAAATGGCGAAACGAGTATGGGCGTATCGCAGCGGGTTGGCGTACCTGCCATGACCGGCTATCTGATATTTACTACGGGCATTATGGAATTAACATTGACCCGTGGGGTTTGTGCCAGACTATTGAGGGGGGGATAAAGACTCCGCTTGGCATGATCCGCTACCCTGATCTGCGTCAAGAAACCAACGAGGAAACCGGGCGTACGGAGTGGGTGTATGGTCATGGGCGCAAGAAGGCACGGATATACGCTGGGAAAGTCACGGAAAACATTGTGCAACATTTAGCCCGTGAGGCGATGGCTGACATGATGTTGGAAATTCAGAAGTGCTACCCCATTGCTCACACGGTACACGATGAGATTATTCTTGTTGTAGCCGAGCACGACGACGAAGAAGCGCTGGCTTATATGCAGTCTATTATGCGTCGGGGCGTGAAGTGGTGGCCTGATCTGGTAACATGGTCTGAAGGGAGCACAGCTCTTAACTATGGCGAGGCTAAGGACTAAATCGCATGACCAGACACACTTGGAGTTTCAGCGCCTTAAAGACTTTTGAGACTTGCCCACGCAAGTATCACGCTGAAAAGGTTGAAAAGTTATACCCGTTTGAAGAAACGGAGCAGACGCTTTACGGCAAAGAGGTACACCTTGCCGCTGAGGAATACATCCGTGACGGTAAGCCGTTGCCTAAAGGCATGGAGAAGTTTCAGAAGCCGCTTGACTCTTTAAATAAAATCCCCGGTGACAAGCACTGTGAATTAAAGATGGCTTTAACAACTGACCGGCGCTCTGTTGGGTTCTTTGATAAGAGCGTGTGGGTGCGAGGCATTGCTGATTTGGTCATTGTCAATGGGCACAGGGCTTGGGTGGTGGATTACAAGACTGGCTCGGCTAAGTACCCTGATAAGAAACAGCTAGAGCTGATGGCGCTAATGGTGTTTGCCCATTTTCCTGAAGTGACTACCGTGAAGGCAGCGCTCGTGTTCTTGCTCCACGACCATGTAGAAAAAGAAACCTACAAGCGCGATCAAGCCGATACGTTGTGGGAGAAGTGGGATCAGAAAACCGATATACTTGACCGAGCATTTGAGCACGACAACTGGCCGCCTAACCCCAACGGGCTGTGCCGTAAGTATTGTCCGGTTGTGACTTGTGAGTTTAACGGGAGGGCGTGATATGCCTAGGAATCCTCGGGACTACAAAAAAGAGCGTAAGTACGACAGCAAACCGGAAGTCAAAGCCCGCCGTGCCGCGCGCAACCGCGCACGATACAAGCTCATGAAAGAGGGCAAGGTCAGCAAGGGCGACGGCAAAGACGTGGATCACAAGAAGCCGCTTAGCAAAGGCGGCAGCACAAAGCGCGATAATTTGCGCGTTACTCCGGCGAAGAAGAACCGATCATACTCCCGCACTAAGTCCGCTCGGATGAAATAGATAGCAAGGCGCACTTACGGGTGCGTTTTTTGTTGACTACGCCCTGCTATTTTTCGTAGTCTGGCTACGTTTCACTTAACAAAAGCAAAGTTTGTAATCTGACATAAGGAGTCAGTGTGGAGATAATCGACAATCGTGGTTTGTTGGTTCGAGTACGAGACCACGAAAAAGTGACCAAGCACATTGCACAGAGCCGTTACATTGGGGCGGACGAGGACGGGGCAGATAAGGTGCTAGTCAACTGGACGTTGGATAACACCCGCAAACTAACTAACCTTGGCCTGCGCCGCACTCCCTCACCGATCGTGCGTGATTATGATTGGCCGGGCGTATATAAGCCCTTTGACCACCAGCGGCAGACGGCTAACTTTTTAGCTGCGAACAACCGAGCTTTTTGTTTTAGCGAGCAAGGCACAGGCAAAACCGGTGCAGTAATCTGGGCGGCTGACTACCTAATGAACGTTGGCGATATAAAACGCGTGCTGATCGTATGCCCCCTGTCTATTATGCACTCAGCGTGGATGACAGATATTTTTAAGATCGCGATGCACCGCACCGCCGCTGTAGCCCACGGGACACAAGCAACTCGAAAAAAAGTTATCAACGGTGAATATGAGTTTGTCATCATCAACTACGATGGCATTCCGATTATGGAAAAAGAGCTGCAGAATAAGTTTGATCTGATCGTGGCTGACGAAGCTAACTTCTTAAAGACCGCGACGACACGAAGATGGAAGGCTTTTAATAAAGTTCTCAGGCCAGAAAATAAGTTATGGATGTTGACCGGCACCCCTGCCGCGCAGAGCCCTGCTGATGCTTATGGCCTTGCCAAACTTGCCGTGCCTCAGCGCGTGCCGCCTTACTTTACATCGTGGAAAAACCGCGTTTTGATTCGCATTTCGCAGTTTAAGTGGATACCCGCGCCAGACGCGACCAAGCTAGTGAACGCGGCGCTTCAACCTGCGATTCGATTCACAAAAGCTGACTGCCTTGATCTGCCACCGCTAACCTATGTGACCCGAGAGATTGAGTTGACTGCTCAACAGAAAAAGTATTACCGGCAGCTTAAAAAACAAATGCTTATTGAGGCCGCAGGTGAGAGTATTAGCGCGGTGCATGCCGCTGCTGGCTTAAACAAACTACTGCAGATTAGTTGCGGGGCGGTGTACTCAGACGACGGTGAAGTTGTGCAATTTGATGCTAAGAACCGACTTGACGAAGTCTCGGAGGTTGTGCAGGAGGCGAGCCATAAAGTCATTGTGTTTGTGCCGTTTAAGCACGCCATTGATATCGTGACTGACCGACTGCGCAAGGATGGGTTTAGCACCGAGGTGATAAGCGGCGGTGTTTCTATGAAAGCCCGGACTAAAATCTTTAAAGACTTCCAAGAATCAGACGACCCCCGGGTGCTAGTCATACAGCCGCAAAGCGCATCGCATGGCGTGACATTAACGGCGGCGGATACGATTGTATGGTTTGGCCCAGTTGCATCTGTAGAGACTTGGTTACAAGCAAACGAACGTATAAACAGACCATCACAAAAGAATAAGATGACTGTAATAAAAATTTACGGCTCAGAGGTTGAAAAGAGAGTATATGATGCGCTAGAATCCAAAGAAGCTAATCAAAAAACACTGGTTGGCTTGTATGAACAAGAGTTAAAAGCGTAAACCACTTAATCGCTTCGGAGATAACAATATGGATACAGGAAAGCTGGTTGCAGCCTACGTTAAGATTCGTGACGCTCGTGCTGATTTGAAGCATAAGTTTGATGAAGAGGACGGCGCGCTGCGTGAGAAGTTGGAGAAGATTGAGCAGGCCTTGCTTAATCTGACTAAAGAACACGGGCTAGATAGTATTAAGACGCCGCATGGTACGGCTTCGCGTACTGTTCGCACCCGTTATTGGGCATCCGATTGGGATGCGTTTACTAAGTTCCTTGATGAGCATGGCACTTACGATTTACTTGAGCGCCGGATTCACCAAGGCAACTTCAAGCAATTTCTGGAAAACAACCCAGATATTAAGCCACCGGTTAACGCAGATAGCCGGTATTCAATCGTGGTTAGACGAGGTAACAAGTCGTGACAGAAAACCAACTGGAGTTGTTGAACACAAAGGAGGCGGCGCAGTTTCTGCGCCTGTCCCCATCAGCGATTCACAAGTTAAGAAAAGAAGGGAGTATCCCTTTCGTGCAGCTTGGCAAGAAGGTCTTTTTTAAAAAGGAATCACTGGTCGAGTTCGTTGACAAGCAAATGCGGATTTATGAGTAAGGAGTACGAAAATGAGTAACGAAATCGGAATGTTTGAAGGCGCTGCAAATGTGCCTGCCCATTTACAGGGTGGTGATCTGTCAGAAACTGCTAAGGCGCTCGGTGCTGGCGGCGGTGGTCTGAAGTGGATCAGCATTAAAGGTAGTGTGTTCCGCATGATGGTCGGCGGCCAAGAGGTAGCGACCAACGAAGACCGGGCGATGAAGATGGTTATTGTGGCTTCTGCTCCCGGCTACGCTCGTACGTACTACGACACCAGCTACAAGGATGGCCAGAGCTCGATGCCTGTTTGCTGGTCGGACGACGGCAACGCGCCAAGTGAGCATGCCACTGACCCACAAGGCAGCCTGTGTGCCTCATGCCCGCAGAACATTAAAGGCTCTGGCCCCAACGGTGGCCGTGCATGCCGATACTCCGCCCGTCTTGCCGTTGTGCTCGAAGGGGACATGGGTGGTGATGTGTATGGCCTGAATGTTCCAGCTGCTTCTATCTTCGGTGATGTGGACAGCGAGCACTACCTCTCTTTGCAGGAGTACGTTAAGAAGCTAGCTGGCTTTGGCTACGATGTGGTCAAGGTTGTCACCGAGATGAAGTTCGACACCAAGGCCCCCGTGCCTAAGTTGATGTTCCGTGCGGTTCGTCCGCTGGACGAGAAGGAATGGGCGCAGGTGCAGAATATCTCTGATAGCCCAGAGGCTAAGTCGCACACCGGTGAGCGCAAGTATGAGCGCAAGGAAGACGACGCGGGTACGTCAGACGCGGCTAATCCGAACGCGAAAGCCCCGCAGCCTGTTGAGGAAGTTGACGAGGTGCAATCGCCGGAGGTCGAAGAGCCGAAGAAAGTCTCTAAGAAGAAAGCCCCTGAGCCACCGCCGACGGATGACATGACTGACATCCTCGATGAGTGGGGAGACGAGGCTGACTGATGCTGTACGGACAACTATCGCACAGCGACCTGCGCAGGCTTCTTAATGAAGCCTTGCACCATAGCCATGGCGACGTAGTGGAGTTAGATAGAGATTTAGCAGAACAGCTTGCTGACTCTATGGATACACTGGTAGCTTTGGTAGAACAGGCGGCGGAGACTGACAATCTTAGTCGTCAGCAGGGCCAGTTAGACTTGTTCTGATAGGCAATAATGGGGGCAGCATTGCTGCCCCCCACATAACAACGCCGGAAGCATCGAATGAGCGCACTAAACGACTTTCTCGATGCTGTGCTTCCTGATAATGGAGTGTATTGCGTTGTTGGCATCCAGAGTGGCGGCAAGGTCGGGCAACTATTTGTCGAGTCTAAAGACAAGGTTGCGGAGAGAGCAGCAGACCTAGTTGAGCATGGAGTCAACGCATACTTCGCGGTAGCTTCTTTTGAGGAAGGCAGCAAAAAACGAACCCAAGATAACGCCGCGTGGATGCGTGCGTTCTGGCTTGACTTAGATTGTGGTGAAGGAAAAGAGTACGCGACGCAGGACGACGCATTAAATACCCTGCCTGCGTTTATTAGCGCGGCTAATTTGCCTGAGCCCTTGTTAGTTAATTCAGGCAACGGAATCCATGTGTATTGGCCTTTGCACGAGGACATCTCAAGCGAAGACTGGCTACGTATTGCAGGCAAGCTCAAAGCCGCCTGCCGTTTGTTGGGCCTCAAGGCGGACCCTGCAGTCACCGCAGACTCTGCGCGTATACTGCGCGTTCCAACAACCGTGAATTACAAAGACCCGGACAACCCCAAGACGGTGTATGTGCTGGGGGATAAGTATGAGGTGACGACCGCTGAAGACATCGAGGAGAACCTCGATCAGCTTGACTTGCCAGCAGAAAAGCCTGCACAGCCTGCCGCTAAGGGCGAGCTAAGTGAGACAGCTAAGGCATTGATTGGCCTGCGTACTTCTAAGTTTGCCAAGATCGCACGGCGTAGCTTAAAAGGGCAGGGTTGTAACGCCATGCGTTACATCATTCAGAATCAGCAAGAAGTTGACGAGCCGCTATGGCGCGCGGGGTTATCCGTGGCGTGGGCCTGCGAGGACGCAGACACTGCCATTCATATTATGTCTAGGAAACACTCGGGCTATACGCCGGAGAATACGCTAGAGAAGGCGCAGTTGACCAAGGGCCCATACACCTGCGATACCATTGGTGAGTTGATGCCTAGTCTGTGTGAAGGCTGCCCGTTTAAGGGTAAGATTAGCAGTCCTATACAACTGGGTAGTGAAGTCAAACGAGATGAGCAGGGTATGTTTATGCTGGAGGTTCCATCTGAGGAGCCGCAGCCTGATGAAGTTATAGCTGACGAGCCGGTGGAAGAACCGGCAGAAGACGAGGACGAAGAAGCCGTTAAGGGCTACAAGCCGCCATTTCCATACTTCCGTGCGAAGGACGGGGGTATTTACCGGCAGGACGGGACAGGGGATGAGGCTACTGAGATTAAGGTCTATGAGTACGACCTCTACCCGTTTAAGCGGGTTAACGACCCGAACGACGGCGAAGCGATTGTGTTTAGGCACCACTTGCCCAGAGATGGCGTTCGCGAGTTTACCGTCCCACTGACCCGGTTGATGGCGATGGATCAGTTTAGGGATACCTTTGGCAAAGAGGGCGTAGTCGCCCCGCAATCACAGATGAAAGAGCTTATGAACTATTCAATTCGTTTTGCAAAAGAGCTGCAGAGACTGCAGAAAGCCAATGAGGCGAGGCTTCAGTTTGGCTGGGATGACAAGCGCGAGAAGTTTATTGTCGGCAACCGCACGTATTGCAAGGGCGGTAAGATCGAGCATAACCCGGCATCCAGCACTACCGTGGATTTGATCCGACATTTTGAACCGCGCGGGTTGTTGAGTGACTGGAAGGCAGCGGCAAATGTGTTTGCCCGAGAAGGCATGGAGCCTTTGCAGATCGCGGTGGGTGCTGGGTTCGCAGCGCCGCTTATGCCGTTTACTGGGCTGCCCGGGGCTACCATAAACCTGATTAGTAACGAGTCAGGCACCGGCAAGTCTACTGCTGGCTTTGTCGCTATGAGCATCTATGGCGACCCGCTGGAGACCTCGCTGATCGCAGCGGACACGCACCTTGCTCGCATGCACCGCATTGGCGTGATGAACAATCTGCCTGTGATGTCAGATGAGATGACTAACCTTGCACCTGACCTGCTGTCTAACATGATCTACGCAGTCTCTCAGGGGCGGGCACGGCACCGCATGGAGAAGGACGCGAACCGGGAGCGTAAGAACATTAGCTCGTGGAAGACTATTCTGCTGACAAACTCAAACTCCTCGATGATGAGCAAACTTTCTAAAGCCAAGGCACGCCCGGATGGGGAGATGATGCGCCTGATGGAGATGCACGTGGATCGCGTGTACGTCGAGGACGCTGACATTCTATTTGAAAAGATTAAGTCGAGCTATGGCATCGCAGCCGAGGTCTATGTGCCGTGGATCGTTGACTATAGTGACATGATCGCTGAGCTCTACGATAAAGAGCGGGACATGATCTACGCTAAGATTGAAAAGCGCATGGATGAGCGGTTCTGGGTAGGCACGTTGGCGATGTGCTTAGTCGGGCTTCGCATCGCACAGAAACTAGGACTGCACGACTACGACCTTGTCCATTTGCAGGAGTGGGTATGCGATTACATCATGTCTCAGCGCAGTGAAGTCAAGTCAGAAGTCTCTATGGCGGACGACCTTGTGGGTGAGTTTTTGATGGATCACTCTAATGGCATATTGGCTATTGGCCCGAGCATCAACCCACGCAGCGGGGATAATATCTGGATGCCTGCGCGCAGCTCACAACTGGTTGCACGGTTTGAGCTTGAAGATAACCTCATGTATATCGCCAAAAAACCGTTCCGTGAATACTGCGTAGACCGGCAGTTTACTGAGTCTGAAGCACTGCGGGAGGCTGCACGTGAGGAGTCTACCTTCCGTTATATCCGCACAACTAAGAAGCGCATGATGGCGGGCACTGCGATTACCTCTCCGGGCGTTGATGCTCACGTGTTTAAGTGCGCACCCGAGGAGGCCGAGGCTATCTTTGAGACGCTAGAAAAACGTGCAGCTAGCGATGAGGATGCGGAGGAATAAGATGTGCTTCGTTGGGACTTCGACGCTGTACTAGGCGGTATGCGAGTGGGGGATAGCTTTTTTATCCCCTGCTTAGAGTGCGAAAAGTACCGCCGGCAGGTTTACGAAAAGGCTAAAGAGTACGGCGTGGAGGTTAGGTGCATGAAAAGAACTGAGAATTATATCAAGGGTTTACGCACGTGGAGAATCCGGTAGAATACCACTTACAGTGACGCCCTGCTCTCTCCTCCTCTGACTGCGTCACTGGTCTCTGAAGTGGGTTGCCCCCGGTTCGCCGGGGGCTTTTTTATTCCCCGTCGTAAACGTAGTTTCTCATTCTGCGAATTTGCGGAGCCAGCCGTGCTTGGAACTCACGCTCGCGATCTATCCGATTACGTTTTTCTTCAGGTGACAAGTTAGAGTTTTGAATTTGCTCTATCCGGTTGTTGCTCTTTCGCAGCGTACTTTCTACTCGGTTTATTTGCGTGCGGACTTGCAGCAGTCGCTTGCTGTCCTCCATGATCTCTTGCACGCGCTCAACATCTCCGCGCTCCCTTGTTAGATTCAATGAGCCAACCGCTGCCCGAACTTCATCTCTGAGCTTGTAGAAGTCTTGCTTAAACCCGCTGCCTTGCGTGCGGTTAAATAGCACACGAGCTACTGGGTAGTCGGCAAGCTCCCGCTGCGTCTTTTTCTCGCCCGTTGCCTTTTCATACATAATATCTGTAATAGTCAACGCATTGCCGCCTAACGTACCTAGATACCCTTTTAGCAAATGGTCTGCCACTAGCGGCGATATACCCACGTTGGCAAACAGCCTAGCCAGCTGCGAAGTGCTCTCACGGTACTGCTCGTCAATCTGTTTATACTGCTCGCCCATGCCAACAATAGGCGCACCGGTGAAAAAGTTGTAGTTGACCATCGCCTCTAACGACGGCTTTATTAGCTGTGGCGTAAAGTTCGGCCCAAAGACTGCGGTAGTAAACGCATCTCTAAGTTCTACAGCTGTTTTCTGAGAGTCGAGGTCGTCCCGCATCATGCCCATTACTGCTGCTTCTGGAAGCGCTTTTGTTATAAACGCAAGGTCTGCAGGCATAGCCAGCTTTAAGGCAGGGCGATCATCGCCCGTTGGTATTAAGAAAAAGCGTGACCGTATGTGCGGTGGTTGATTAACGTACTCTTCGTCGTCAGCGTTCATCAACGCATAGAGCCCGCTGAGTATGCTGAGTTTCATCATAGCGCCCCAAAACACACCTAGCGCTTGGGTTTTTTCTGCCTGACTTAAACCTCGGCCTACCATAGACTTACCCAAAACGTTCATGCCTTGAGCGTACGCATTCATAAATGGGATAACCTGACGCAACACTGACGCAAACTGGCTAGTGCCCCGACGGTTAAAGTTAATAATTTCTGAGGCACGCCAGAATGCTAGCGTCTCGTTGTTTGTCTCCGCTAGGGTTTGGTCGTACACGGCTTTTCGCTGCGCTAAGTCTGAGGCTTCAGCGTTACGCTCGCCCCACCGCAGCAGCCATGCCAGCGGTTGGTTAGAAAATGTCAGCTCCTCACCTAGCGCTGCTGCCTCTGCTGTTTGCCTTGCCTGCTCGGGCATGTAGTCAAATTGCCCGACAATACCGTAGCGGTTAAGGTTTTCTTCTCCAAAGGTGCCTCGCCGTAAGTCTTGGCGGATGTTCCACCAACTTGTGCTTACTCGCACTGCACCTCTAGCTGGGTTCTTCAACCCCCCAAAACCATACGAGCGGAACGTATCCTGCTGTATCTGGCTGAGAATAAAGTCAGGCGACAAAGTAATGCCTTTACGCAGGAAGTTAGCTAGCGCCGCAAAAGGACGAAGCATGGGTATATTGGCTGATTCTGTGCCCCGCCAAGCATACGCATCTAACGGATCGTGCAGCACCGCAAATCTTAATTTGCCGTTTTCTTTCCACGAAATAGCGTTCGGCCGATCTGCTGCAGGAACCTGCTGTAGCGACGCGTACTCTTCTTTAACCCCAGTACCGGGGCTTTGCGCTTCGACCTCTCTAAGGCCACGTACCATTTCTCTGGCAGCATGGTTGCGCACCGCCGCTTGAGTCATCCACATAGACAACTTAGCCATATTATCAATGACGTTATCTATCTCACGGGGAGAGCCGCGTAGGCGTTTAATCTCACCAATTCTCATCAACCCACTTGTGTGGACTTCATACCCACTGGCGGTGCCGGGGTCAGCGTCATCCAACAAACGGTTAAACGGCACATAAGCTACGTTGTCTTTGAGTTCTGCAGCATACTCTTTAGACACTACCCCTGCCTCTACCATTGCGTCGATCTGCCCGTTTTTAAATTTGGTAAACATATCAAACGCATTCTGGAGCTCAGGGTACTGGTTGAACAGTTTAACTAGTTCCCGGTTTTCGCGTTGCCGCTCTGCAATCTGCTGGCCGTCTAGGTTGGGGTATAAGTCAACAATACCCTCTTCTATCTGGCTCGCTTCTTTTTGCCGACCTCGGGCTCTTTGGGCGTCAGCTTTGCGCTGCAGCTCAGCATTGTTTCTGTCTATTTCCAGCTCTCGCTGTGCGATAGTCGCAGCGTGAAACCGATTAACGGCGTTAGTGTGCCCTATACGATCACCGAGTTTGCCAAGTTCTGCGTTAACATCTGTAATTGAAGGCACCCCATCCCGGCGAACAGCGTTCCACAACCCAGTTGTTCGGTCTAGCACTAAAGAGCCCGCTCGTAACACTGACGCTGCTAAGCCCTCGGAGCGCAGGGATTGCACGTAGGAGACCATGGGGTTGATGACGCCTTGTGAATTAACTACGGCGTTGTTATACAGCCGCATAATTTTGTCTTCGACAGTAGCGGCCGCGTCTATCATGCGGACCCTGAACGTGTCTCGCAGCCTCCACTCACCCGATAGAATGTTTTTAACGTCTTTCGCCGGATTAGATTTGTTCTGCGGCGAGGGGGCCCGAGCTTCTGCTAGCGAATCAAACCCATCGTTAACAGGCCGCGCGGCTTCCGCACGTCGGGAAAAGTTTACTTGATCGTAGAAACTATCATCGACCGGGGCATTCGCAATGTCTTCTTGCGTTGGATCAGGAACTTCCTTGCGCCCTTCTGCAATATCACGGACGTGCTGCCCTGCTTCTTCTACGTCAAACCCACGATACCCTTTATCCCACGCACGCTGCATGGTGTGCGCAGCCATAGTTTCGGGGCGTAAAAACACTCGACTCTTACGCAAGGCGTTGCGCCCACCTTCCACGTGCATAGCCGCTTCATAAATTAACTGATCCAGCAACACATCGGCTGGGTCTACAAAGCCTAGTTTAGATAACGCTGCACGAACACGGCGGACAATGTTATCCCACGCCCGGCGAATGCCGCTGTCTGAAAGATAGCTAGCTTTAGACTCAGCGATGTGTGCGATGATTTCGCGTGCTTCTTGTTTGTCATTCAGGGCGTACTCGCCTTGCGGGTTAGTGTACTCGCGGCGAATTGCCTCAATGATGCGCCTCATGCGCGCGTTGCCAGATTTAAGTTTGTTGATCTGGTTAACAAGGTTGTTAAACGCTGAGCGGCCCAGCAACTGCTCCATGCCTGCATGGCCTACGACTTCGTGAGCTAGCACAGTCTCAAAATCAAATTCACTTACCGCATCAGCAACGATGTACACCTTGCCTTTGTAGTAAACGCCTCGCACATTGGTCGGTATATCTAAGTCTGGAATATCAGTTGATGACTGAACAACCTCAACTTCAACCGTGTCTTTAACTCGATTAAGTAATTTAGAAAACGTCTTTTTGAGGTCTTCCGCTTTTGACAACTGCTTGTTCACGAACGGCGCGCGGCTAAATACGATATCTGTATCGTCGTCGATTGGCCCGAGGTCTTCTTGAACTTGTGCGTCAATCTCAGCATCAGTGGCGGCGCGCGTAACGCCTGCAGCCTGTCTAACAGACTGTATCTGACGATCCATGCTAAGTGCTGCTGATGGGTTGGCCGTGAAGTATTCGTAGTCACGCACCTCGTTGTAGACGTGCATGATGGCCTTAGCACGAGCTTGCTCACCGCGTTGAATTTTCTGCCTAAAGTCTTCAAGCTGCTCATCACTCAGCACGCCGTCTTGGTTAGCTTGGTTAAGCACCGCGTTGGTGTTTGTTTCCGTCGGGGCAGTGATTGCTCGTTGCAAAGGCAGCGCGATAGGCGGCAGGCCTTCTAGTGTAGCGTCGCTAGCTGGCACTCCATCTGTGTCTGTACTAGCAGGTGCGCTACGGCGGCCCACTCCTCCGGCATCAGGTGTTTCACTTGGCTCGGCGGCTCCGGTTCGTTGTTCTCCACCCACGTCCACGCTAGGCTCAGCTGCTCGCTCGTCAGCTGCAGGCTCCGGTTCGCGACGTGCAGCACGACGACCGCCTCGTCGTCTCGGCGTAGGTTGTTCAGCATCTTCAGTGGGCCGTCCCGCATCTTCTACCTCCGGGGCAAATTCATTAGCAATTGCAGATTCTATCTTGTCAATGGCAACAGGGTTTACTTCTCCTGTGGAGTCGTTTACTTCGCCAAACATACGCGCGATATATCTTGCGCGAAAATTAGGGCGGTCCCTCATCCCGTCAACATTGAACCCCGCAATGCGCTGCTGCAGGGTTTTTCCGTTTGATTCCGCAGTTACGCCAATAGGAACCCCGTTACCGTCACGCGAAAATGTAATTTCTGCATTCTGCCAGTCCGAATCATCCCAGTTTGTTTCAGGGTGCGGAAATTGACTGTTACCGTTAGTAAGGGAGCTCTGTTTATTTTCTAAAAAATTGGTTAAGCGCGGAGCGTACGTTTGCGCCCACTCTGGGTACACCATCCGGTATGTATTTAGCTCAGCTAATAACTCATTAGGCGACGCTAAGTATTTGTGGTCTTGCAAGGCAACGCGCTGCTGGTCAAAGTTCCCATACAGCGCTGTAGATATGTTGATCAATTCCGCTTCAATTTCTGCAGGGTTGTTGCGCACTAACGCGTCAAGCTCACTCGCGTGGTTAGAGTGAGTCAGGTGGCCAGCTTCATGGGCCAGCACCCGATAATACAAAAAGTCTTTGTTTTTGTTGTAGAACTTGTCAGTGTTAAGGAATAGCGTCGAGTTAAACACCACTCCCAACGGTTGAGGCAGCTCGTAAACAAATTTACTTGTGCGTGGAGTGAGTTTAGGGTAAGCCTGTTCCACCCGCGAAGACAGCTCCTGACGCTGCTCATCACTTAGCGTCTGCGTCCACTGAGACAGTGGCGACGCATCCAGATCAGACTGAATTGATGGGAGATGATTAGCTTCGCGGTCAGGGTTAGTAGTTGGGTTAGCGTTGGGGTCAACAAGCTCCCCTTGCGGAACATCTACGCCTTGGTTTTCATCAAAATTAACCGAAACGCTAAACCCGCCGTTTACCTGCCCAGTGCCAATAAGCGTAGTTTGAATAGTTTGATCCGTTTGAGTAGTTTGCTCCGGTGCGCGCGCGTCTCGGGAGGTGCTAGTAGTCGCATCAAAAGTTGGGCTTTCTCTAAGACGTCTACGCTCAGCATCAATGACTTCAGTCTGTTGGTCAAACGCTCCTTCTACCGTCTCCACGCCGCTAAACAAGTCGCCTCTGGGCTCTGGCTGGGCAAACAAGTCAGGTTGTTCTGGCTGCACTTCTCCACGCGCTTCGCGGTCAAGGCGGCGCTGCTGCGCACGGCGCTGGTTAGACAGACCTGATTTTAAACGCCCCCACTGCTGAGTACCGAGCTGGTTTCTTGCTTCCTGCTCGATAGCCTGAGTGATATCTGGATCGTTAAGCGCTTGCGCTTCGGTAAACTGCTGCACAAAGTCCGACGCTGCTACTTTCTGGCCTGTTTCTAACTGGGGCGCGGTGTCCTCGACATACTGCATGTCCAGCTCAAAGTCGGCGGCTTCTTGTTCGGCCATCTGGTCGAGCCCACGTTCACGCATCTGGGCTTCTTCTTGCCGTTGTCTTAACTGCGTACGGGCGACATCTTTCCACTCTTGAGTCAGCGGAATACGACCAGTTGCCTGCTCTCGCACACGTTCCGCTTGCCGGTCTACTAACTGCCGGCGCAAAGCAGCGCGACGTTGCTCTTCTTGGGTTTGAGCCTCGGCTTCACGGCGCTGGGCTTGGGCACGAGCACGGTAGTCTTGCTCTTCCTGCATACCCCGCTCGACGGCAAAATCTACGTCTTCTTGCAGCGCTCTACGAGGGGCTGCTTCCCGCTCAGCTTGCTCAAGCCCAATCCGCTCGCGCTCTGCCCGCAGCGCTTCAGCTTGCTGTTCAGTAGCTTGCAGTTCTTGGCGCATCCGCTGAGAAAAGGGCTCGACCCACTGCGCATCTCGGTTCTCGATCTCGGCTAACTCACTTTCTACCTGCGCACGTTGCTCAGGGTCAGTAAGGTCACGGCCTTCAAAGCGTTGCGCAATTTTCTTAAAGTTAGCACGCACACGATCAGGGCGACGCGCTTGCGCTGGTAAACCAAACTCTGCAAGACGCTCTTCGGTAAGCACATTAGGCTCAACCGGAGTGCCTAGTTCTAACTCTCGTTGTGGGCCGCCAAAAGTCTCACCCGCTTGCCGCCGACGTGCCGCTTCTATGCGCTGCCGTGCTTGGTCTCGGGTTTCTGCTTCTGCTTCGACTGCACCGCTTGTTTCTGGCGTTGGTTGATAAAAGCCAAGTAAGTCAGGTTGCGCACTTTCAAAAGTAGTTGCCGCTGCTTCCGCTGGGCGAGGGTTAAGAATCAACTCGTTCTGCAGTCTATCCCGCTCTTCAATAAGCCCGCGACGTACTTGTCGACGTTCACTCGGAGTTAGGTCTCCAAATACTTGGTTAAAATCAGCAAGTTGGCTTTCGATGGCGTCTAGTTGCTCTTGAGTAGAGCGGAAATCAAACCCACGCTGCCCTGACGGTCCACGCACAGAAGGCTGCCCTGCTGCTGGTGGTTGTAAATCTAGCTCACCTTGCCGTTCGGAAATGCCTAAATCGCCTGAAGGTTCAAGCTGGAACTCAGGCTCTGGTGTAGTTTCTGCAGGTGGGGCGGGCGGCCCTTGGACTTCGGGCAACGCTCCCGGCTCAAACCCCGGTAAATCTTGCTGCTGCATAACGCCAGCTGTGCGACGTTCTGCTTGTTGCCTTGTTTGTTCTTGGGCTTCTTGCTGAGCTTGTTGTTGTAGCGCTTCTACAGCGCGACGGTCTCTGCGCCCTTGCACAACTCCTGCTGGTAGACCAAAAGCCCCGCCTAAAACTGCGCCAAAACCAGCTTGCGTACCGACGCCGGCCATTGGGTCTATATCTGCACCAGCGTCGATTGCGCTGATGTTTGAAAGATAAGCTCCACTACCTTCCTCTACACCTTCTTGAGCCGCTTCACCTAACGTTCCGCGAGCAGCACCTCTTAGCACGGGGGCTCTACCAGCCGCCTGTGCGGCCGCCTCTGCGGTGTCTTGCGCAACTCCGCGACCAACATTAGCTGTTTGCCTGCCAATCAAAGCTCGCTCAACCGCTCCACCGCCGGGGATAGCAAACGTGGTAGCAACGGTGATGCCCCCTGCTTGAACGGCATCTTTTAGCCCTTCTTGGCGCGCGCGCTCATTAGCTTCTACAGGGTCTACCCCCTGCGACACTAGCTCGTCATATACGCGGTCATAGGTCTCCATGCCGACGTCAGCACCTTGAAGCGCACCAGCAGCAGAAGCCGCGCCGCCTACGCCGATGTTACTTAGTGCCCGTTCAGTGCCCTCTCGGAAAAATACTTCGCCGGTCTCCCGGGCCAACCTACCTGCTCTTGCTATGGGAGCGAGCTGTGCAACCTGCTCGGAAGCAAACTGCGCTAAAAGACTAGGATTACTAAGGAGCTCCATTGCACCAGCACCTAACTCGGGCAAGAACCCCTCACCCTCCACTTCAGCTAAGCGCTGGTCCATGAGCTGTTGACGTGCTTGGATTTGAGGTGTTGTCGCTTCAGACAGCCCTTCTCGCATGCCGCCAAAGATGTCTTGGACTTCCATGCCAACTGCTTCTGCGCCAGACAACTGAGCAATACCACCTGCTGACTCTGCTACTCTGGCTGCACCACCAGCAAGGCCTAGTCCTAAGTCACGGGCGGTGCCAAACACTCCACGAGATTCTTCTGCGGTGGATTCTAGCTGGCGTTGTTGCAGCGTTTGCTGTTCAGCGATGCTATACGCTTGGTTTCTTGCTTGATCACGAGTGAGCATCGTCGGGGATTCAAACTCTATAGTCTGCCCGTCCGGCGTCTGAAAAGAGTATTTATACGCCACGCTGCGCTCCTAATTTACTGTGTTTCGACTAAAGCGTCAGGCCCAAAGTCTAACACGCCAGCGCTCCCACCTCCGCTGCCTAACGCACCCCCCATAAGCTCATTTATTCGCTGCCTAAGAGAGTTTATACGTTGCTGAGCAGCTAGCTGGTCTTCTTCTTCCATAACAGAAAAACCTTCAGCCAGTTGTTTTTGCTCTGTTTCAAGTAAACTGAGTAAGTTATCTATCTCACCTTGGTTTGCTCTAACGGCTGCATTAGCAGCTGAAGCCTGAGCTGCTTGGCGGCGAATGTCATTAGCTTCACGAGCAACCATCAAGTCAGTCATATCAGCGCTGATTTCACCTTGTCGCTGGGCAGCGGCGTCTTGAGCACTAGCAAACGCCGATAGGCCTTGAATACCACCTTCACCTAGCGCACCTAAAAAGTCTGGGTTGTCGCTCGCCATCATGCTAAGCCCAGTTTGAATAAGCGCTTGGTTAATCGCATTGCGGCGAGATTCATCTTGAGTGCGATCTCGTTCTTGTTGAAGCTCACGCATAAGCTGCATAAGCCCATCTTCCCGGACTGGTTCTGGCTCACGAGGGCGGTTTTCATCGTCACGAGTAGTAGCGGGACGGTACTGCGGCTCATCCCGAGATACTCCTCGTTCCTCAGCAGACAATGGCCCTGTAGAGTTAATAATCCGTCCACTAGGATCGCCTTCTTGCATGCCGTACTGATCTCGCGCATTTTCTCTAAACCGCCGCAACGTTGTGCCTGTTCCTTCCCAAAAACTAGAATCGGTAGGAGGGCTTTGGATATTGCCTTCTGGGTTAAAGAAGACACCGCGATTATTTGGCCCGCGAGTTGGGTCGTACAGCCACCCTTCTCTGCCCGGCACAGGAACACCCCCCGGAGTGTATGCCGACTCTCTGTCAGACGTAGTAGGCGTCGGAGTTGGCTCTGCAGCAGGCTCTTCATCCGACCCAAACAACCCGCCAAAAAACTCGCGAGTTTGATCTGCTATACGCTCATAGCGCGACGGTTCATCCGCAGGGCCTTCAGGTGCCTGCGCCGGCTCGCTTGAATCATCACCATAAATAGCAGGTACAAAACTTGACCCTTCGCGCATAAGACTTTGAATCGCCTGATATTCTGTAGCATTAGGGTCCGTAGCCTGCAGTTCTTGGAGGCGTTTCTGGACTTCAATCTCAGCCATCTCGTCAGGCGGGATCATGCCACCTTCTTGAAAAGTTTTACGCTGACCGGTACGCGGCGTCTCCATCTGCGGGCGGTCTGGCGGGCAGTATTTCTCGCCGGTGCTCTCGTCCACCCAGCAAGCCTCGTCTTCGCCTTTTAACCGTCCGGTCTTGCCACCTTCGGCAAAGCTAACAATGCCGCCCTCAGCCATCTCCATAGGGCGAGTAGGCACAGCAGCAATCCCACCCATAATATCCTCGGCCACACTGCGGTCTGAAGTCTCCTGTGGTTGAGCAGAGTCTTCACGGACTTTCTTGCGGCGTTGCATCTCAGCTAATACTAGGTACTGCGGAGCCGATCCACCCTGCATTGTCTGCATAAGCTGGCGGTCTGAAAGGTCTTTTAGGCTATCCTGCATCTTAACTATATTCATGACTAACCTCGACCTCCGTACTGCGTTTGGCCGCTATTGATAGTATTGTACGCGCCGAGACCTGCAATACCCGCGCCGGCTAACTGAGTGCCAAACCCAGCACTAGGCTGATAGGAAATAGTCTCCTGCTGCACAGGCACCGGTATGCCTCTAAGCATCGCGTTGTAAAACGCCAACTGCTGCCGCTCGTAGTCCCGCGCGTTAACAAAGTCTTGAAACGCTTGGTCTAGTTGCATCTGAGCGATTCTTTGTTCTTCCTGCCCAATCGCAAATTTGGCTTGATTACGCGCAATGTCAACGTTCTGCTGAGTCTGACCTAACACGCGTTGCGCATCCGCTGCGCGGATCGCCATGTCTACCGCATCCTGACCGTACTGCGCTGCGAACTGGTTAGCAGCCTCTTGGTTTGTCGCTACTTGCATAGCCAAATCAGCAGCGAACTGACGGTCCTGCTCGGTCATCTGGTCTGCAGACTGCGCAAACTGTTCTTGTTGCTGGCGTGCTGCCTCTTCTTGCTGTTGTGCAGAAAGCCCCATTTGCGCTTGCTGCTGTTGCATGCCTTGCTCAGCGCCAAACTGTTCACGGCCTTGCTGGTAGGCAGTCTGCATGCCAGTCGCTTCAATGTCGGCTAGGCGGTCAAGGTACTCAGCTTCTTGCTCTGCCTCACGAACGCCAAAACGGCTACCACCGAAAGCGCCTGCTTGGACAGCCTCTGCAGCCGTCGCTGCGCGCCCTTGTTGGTATTCTTGCGCAGCCTCACGTTTCTGCACGTCAAGAACTTGGCGCATGTAGGGGTCCATGTACTGCTCAGCAGTCTCAGCATCAAACGTGCCTGCTTCATAGCCGGGGTCAAACTGCCCAGCCTGATAAGAAGAATCATACGGCGTTGCTTCATAATCAGTAGAAAACTCAGTTGGGTCGTAGTCCATGCCAGCAATTTGGTTAATAGACTCACCAAGCGTAACTTCCGCCGCATCGAGCACGGGAGGGCGCTCCATACCATAAATAGCATCAGCTGCCATCTGCTGGCCGGTTGAAAACCCAGCAATGCGCTCACCTGTATAAGGTGTATACGGGCGCAAGGACTCAGCCTGAGTCCGGGCCATCATTTCTTTGTAATACGGCTCCGCATACTCTGGGAGATTGGTACTATAAGATGTTTGTTCGGTTGTGCCACCGCCGCCACCGCCTACCATAGCAACACCTCATTCATGTTCTTTAACTGCAGCATTAGAATGCTCCCGTATGTAGTCAGAATACCGCTCATTGACCACCACTTTCCACATTTCTGGCGTGTACTCGCGTGATTTTTCCAACCCCACACATCGAATGATAGCATGGGCAATCATCATCCCCGGAGCATATCTGAGGACATGCGCCATTTCTAACCCGCGTTCGTCTTTATCGTGCTCGTATTTAGTTGCTGTTTCGTACGCTGAAAACACCGAAAGCCACATAGGAGTGAACTCGTGCTGGTGTCGCGCGTAGAACGGGTTAGTCGGCAGCTTCACTAAACACATTAAAAACGCATCACAAATCTCTGATGTAGCGACATCTACATCTTTGTCTACTAAGTCGTCCACAATGTTAGACAGGCGCGCTAGAGTTTTTGCCATGTCAAGCGCTGCTTGGTTGCCTCCGAACCACGCTAATTGAAATTCAGATTTTAAATCTGCAGGGGCCTTGTAGTTCATTTAGGCATCATCTTTTCCGCTTTTACTTCTGGCGCTTGCTTTTCTTTGCCAGTGCGCGCCCGACGGATTCGGTCCATCATGGCGTATAACTGTTTGGCACCAGCATCTGAAGAACCGTTACCAAGATGGCTTACGACATCAGCAGGGATAACAAACTCACCACTGCTAAGCGCTGCAGGCTGCTCGCCGTCGATCAGGGCTTCTATGCCATCACTCATGCCATCACCCGGCAGCATACCGCCGTCTAAGTAACCGCCTTGAGCGTACCCTGCACCAGCAGTGCCGCCACCATCACCACGACCTCCGGGGAAACTAGCTGGGGCAGCAGACTTTTTGTCCCCATCCCCCTCAAATTCTTCAATAAACTGATTAAGTCGATCTGGCGGTACGTAGACGGGGCTGTGCCCGCCAGTGTATCCAGAACGCTGAGAGGCCAGCCGATTACCGGCACCCTGCTGTAATTCCCGCATAAACGCGTCGTACTGCGGGTTTGGAGGAGGAGCTGCAGGTGCTTGCGCTTCAGGGTTAGCCCCTACACCACCTACGCCACCACCGCCGGGGCCCTGCCTTTCCCCCATTCGCCCTGCCGGGGTCATGGTGCGGGAGCCACCTTGCATTGTTAGCGCTTTTTCACCAGATTCACCACCGGGGCGACCGGGGTTTGTTGAGCGCATGTCGCGGTCTCTGTCATCACTTCGACCTGCGCGGCGGCTAGGAGCAAGCCTGCCGCCTCTACGCAAACCAACAATGCCGCCTTCTTGGAACTCTTCAAACAACGGCCCCCCGCCAAACCCAGTAGGCATTGGACGGCCAACAGCTGCGTAGTTAGAGCGGATAGTGTTTTGCGCTTGTTCTAGCTCTGCCTGCTTCTCAGCTTCTTTCTCTTCCGCGCGGGCTTTCATATCGTCTTGCATGCCCATTTGAGCTTGCCCGCCTAAACCAACAAACCCAGCGGCAGCTGGCCCTTTGATGTCCTGCATAAACTGTTGCCGAGCAGCTGGGTTGTTAGAAATGTTTTTAAGCCCTTCGCCCATCTGCGGTATATCGCCGTACTGACTGCCGCCGATACTAAAATCACCCGTTGTGGGGGTGGGGGCTTGTGTAAGCTGAGTAGGTGCAGAAGGACTAAGCCCAAGACTAGACGTAGCTTCTGCCGATGTAGGAGGAGGCGTAAACTGCGTCCCAGCAAACGACTGGTTGGGTACTGACTGTAAATTCCCAAAACTAGAACCGGGGCGAGTTACAACTTGGCTTGTTGAGTCTGATAGTGATAAGCCATCAGCGACTGGAGCTGCATCTGCTGCACCACTTAGAGCATTACCAATCCCACTCGCAGCGCCAGCCGTCAGACCTGCATACAGACCACGTTGTAAGGGGTCGTCCATGCCTCTAGCTGCAGCTTCTGTAGCACCTAAAGCGCCAGCAGTCAGACCAGTAGCCAGCGCACTACCCCCAACGCCAAGGCCGCCTGCGACCATGGGGGCTAAAAACGGCGCGAATAAAAACGCCTCTGGCAATCCCGTCTCCGGGTTAGTCGTGAGCTCACGACCCATTGCGCTCCTAGCCAAAGCATTAAGCCCGGCTACTTCGTCGTGTGAGACGTGCATCAGCGTGTTATCGCCGTTGCGTCCTTTTTTAGCTAAGTCTGTAATGCCGTTCATGAGGAACCCCAGTGCCATTTTAAATGTATTGTATCAATTTCGGTCGATTTCTAAATAGCTTAAATAAAAGTCAACATCACTTTGAGAGGATTCTACCCTAAGTGAGTCTCCCGCCTGAAGCACGCACGAGATGCCGCTAAACACGTCCATCGTCGAATTAACAGGCAAGAAGTGATTACTCAGTAGCGAATAAGGCGTCGTTTCCCCCTCGGGGTAGACATTGACAGACAATAATGTGCTCGCAGAGTTAGCATTAGTCACGCGCAAGGAGTTCAACACCGCAGTGTTGGCTTCAGGCACAACATATAGGGCTTCTTCAGTCGCTGCTGGCGGCGTGATGAACTGCCTAAAATACTTATTAGCCATTGTTTGACTCCGCAGAAACAAATTGAGCTGTCAAAATAACAGAGGGTATCGCCGGGCGATCGGGCGTTGTGCGGGCAGGGTAATACTCAATGTTTACATCTGTACTCTCAGCCCACCACGCCATCTCTAAATACTCAGTCACAGGGTCGTTAACGGTAAAAATACCCGCGATGTTAGCCACCGCATGCCCCCAGACACCCGCACTTTTTCTTGGCGGCACGTCAAATCGTGTATTACTTAACGGGTAGTTAGTGCCCGTATTCACCGCCCATAGCTCAAACTCTTGGATTTCATTAGTCTTATTAGTGACTTGGCAGCTAATGTTAATTAAATACTGACCGGGGTAGTCAAAAAACAACTGAGTGTCATTCTCAACACGGATGCCTGAGCTAAAGATAGGCTGGTTCAGCCGCACCGTATTAGCCTGCGTCACGTCAGGGTTCGTCTGATCTGCGTTATCCATAAACAACCCGTAAGGCACAGTTACACCTACGCTGTCTTGGAACCCACGAATATGCCCAGAAAACCCCCCACCAGCACTGCCACCACCGGCCACCCACGACAACGCGGCTGACTCATTCTGGGTCGTAATGGGCGTATAACTGGTATTTAACTGCAGGACAATCTGCTGCACCGCTTCTTTTAGCTGGTTAAAATCTTGCGGCCTAAACTCTGTGGTTGTCGCAGAGGCGGGCAGGCGTATGTTGATAATCTTACTCATCGACGGCCATCCGGTTGCGTGTCAATTCTGGCATCACCGTATTTCCAGTAATCACCTAGCCCTTTACTCTTTATACGCAGTGCTAATTGCCGACCGCGAATCCGCGTATCAATGCGCGAGGTATCCTTCTGCACCGTGCCAATAACTTCTTGCACCTGCTGACTTAGCGGGTAATAGCGGCTGCGCATGCGGATTTCAACACTCCCCTCGACAAAAAAGTCAGGGACAAACCGACGAATAAACATTAGTTTATCGCCTTCACCTAAATCAAAATCTGCAGAAAACACAGTTGCTACCATCGGATCATCTTCGGCATCCAGCCCAAACTCATGGTTGTAGATAAACCCACGTCGATCTGTAGCTAGCGGGTACTCAAGCGAGCCTCGATCTACCCATGTAGTACGCTCAAGCCGGCCAATCCACCATAGTTTATCTATGACGTTATAGCTGACGTAGCGGCAGGTCTCTAAGTTGCCAATAAAATCGGGCTCAGTGACTTTACTTTCGTCATCGTGTGCTTCAGGGGTAGTGCCTCGTTTGCCGCGCTCACAATTTAAAAACCTAACATCTGTTTTACCAGAGTAATTAATGATCTCATCGTTGACCTTTATAGACCCCTCTAGCGGGAAACCGGCTGTGTTTTCAACGAGAAACTCTGTCTGCGTCGCATCAATACTGCCGTTGAGCTTAGTCGCCTCAATCTCCTCGGTAGGGTAGAACCACGTAATCTCATGGTTTTCTCTGTCTAGTGCAGCGAACACTTTGCTCTTTTGTTGCGTATTTAACGAGTCAAATATGTACTTCTGCACGGTGCAAGGGAGCACGCCCGTGCCACCTTGGAAGATATAAAACGCGTTGTCGCCCATCCAGTAAATCACGTTGTTGTACGCAATCCACGCACGCGGACTCGCCACACCTGCCGAAGAGCCTACTTGCGCAAACCCAAACGTATACGGAGGGCCAATAAACTGCATAGACTCTACCGCCTCATCAGTCCAAATGAGTACCTGATTTTCCGTATTAGCCGCAGCAATAATTTCTGTGCCGGAAGTCAGCAGCTGGCTACCTGCCGTGTTAGTCGAAGTCGGTCTCCACTCGGTAAAGTTCTCCTGCTGCGACCAGCGCACCTGTAGTGAATCTAGCGGAGTAGCCGCGTTATCCGTACCGGGTTGGTTACAGCCTAGACAGACCATGTGTCGATCTTTAGTGACCAACACTACGCTGGTTTTATGCGGGGCTTGAGTAATCTGTGTAGCGCGGTCGCCGGGAGATGTCGCATCCCAAATATAAACTGCGCCGCCGCGCGGGCTAATAATTAAGTCCTCGCCCCAGTTCTGCAGCGACCAGAGCCTAATGTCCACCGCAACACCAGCACTTCTTGGCGTCCCCCATGTCTCTTCGCCCCACGCGCCGGCACTCCAGCCAAACTGAAACACAGAATCTGCCAACCCCGGGTTAATCTGGTACTCAATGTCAAACGTACCCCCGCCGGATGCGACAGATGATGTCGCAGCAGTGCCTACCGTAATAGAATATGAGTCGCCGTCGATCAAAGTAATCTGATGCTCAGCGTTAATCTCGCCTGCGGGTACGCCGCCTACAGCATCGGCGTCAGAAATGGTAATAAACGCGCCATCATCGGCTCCATGAGCGATATCAGTGATAACTAACGTGTTTGAGCCGGAGGTAGTAGCAATGCCATCCGTTACCGAAGTCGTAGTGCGCACCGGGGTGATGTCAGTAACCAGCTCACCAAACTCGACGTAGACTTTAAACTCAGTAGCAAACGCGGTGTAAATAGACCCGTCTAATATGCGCCATACAAAACTAGCACGAGGACGTCCAAATAGCTGATCGCTAATGTATTTTTGCCAGCCGCCGATCTTTTCAGGCTTGCCAGAACGAAAACGGATTTTATCGGAGTCTACCCAGCCTCCCTCTTGGGTGTAGGGGGTATTTTCTTTGTTGACGCCGGGGCGGAATTTAAGTTTTTGGTACGCCATACAAGCCTCCGCGACTTTGTCGCAGTCTATTCGTCGTCGCGAGGAACCTCAACGTCTTCATCATGCTCAATATGCACCCTAACATTGCTCTGGAGGTTCTTTGCCTCTATGTAAAGCGCCCCACTGTTGGCCGTCACTTTAAACCGCATGTTCTGGTACACAAATTCATCGCCAGTCTGCAGGCTACCTGCATCAATCTGGGTCATCACTAGCCCCCGTCAGTCGTTTTTTGCGCTTGACCACAAGCTCTTCGTACTCGTCGTCAGGATAGCCTTTATAGTACCCCAACTCTTCTAGTCTGTCGCTGGATTCGACCACGTCTGCCAAATTTTGTATGAATATCATACAGTACGGCGCTTCGATGTCGCTTTCCCAGTCATTATCGGTAAGAAAATCAAGCTCTGCGTCTTCGGCACCAAATTCAGGGTGAAACTGCATGCAGTGTAGCTCTGGGTAAGCCTCATTAAGGCCCTCCACGAAGCTGTTAAACGCGTCTATATCAGGTATTGCATAAGATGCAACAACTACAACTTTCTTGTTTAAGTCTCTAAAAACGTCGCAAATTCCAAGCGTCTCGGCGTAGATGTAGTCTGTTTCCACCACCAGCACTTGGTCGTCTAGCCACGCTTTGCGGGCGTGCGGGCACGGAGGGAACCCATTGAGATGCTTACTTGGCACCTCAAGCACCTCGCGAGACCAACGACGCAGGTCAGCTTCTATGCTCATTTAATCGGGCCACCGTGAAGCCAAGCGCGACACGTGCGATCTGCCGCGCACTTAAACCCGAACAGCTGACAATAGCCAAGATCGCCGGAGTTCAGCACTTCTTTGCGCGTCTGGTTCATGTGGCGAGCGCCTTCATTCGGGTAGTCCTCGTCAAGACCAATATGGTTCTGTATGCACGCCATCATCTTGGGGGTCTGCACAAAAGCCGCGCAGTTGGCACAGCGTGAAGCTTTAGCTTCTTCTGGAGAGATGCCCCAAAGGTCCGCGATACCTTTCCAGAATGCTTTGTTGGGCTCGCTTGGGTTCATTGGCCCGTAGTCATAGTTCTTTATGGCGTAGTCGCGGTTTTTCGTATTCAGCTTAACGTCTGTCGTCGGCTTAGGGCACACAGCACCGTCTTTGTAGCCGCGAACTATCGCTTCACCAACTGCTTTGCCTCGTTTTATAGTCATGCGTCTTTACCTATTTTTCGCTTTTTGTGCTGAGCGTTTGAACGCTTTATCTGTCGGCGCACCCTTTGACCCGGGCTTACGCATCTTCTCACCGGAGCCGGCTTTAATGCGCTTACGCTTTTTATGGATGTTACTGTATAGACCTTGTTTAGCCATCTAACTCACCATTTTACTTTGTCTGCCCAGTAGGCAGCAGACATTTTGCCTTTTTTAATGTTATCCGCGTGGCGCGCTTTAAATGACTTGCGCCGGCTGCGGTTAGCGTCAGACTCACCTTTTTTCTTCGGACTGCCTTTCACACCCTGCTGACCAAACCGGATTGTCTTTACATTGTCGCCTTCTTTAGCCACCACTACATGAGATTTTTTGGGATGGTTCGGCGTGCGCTTGGGCTTGTTATACCCCGAGACACCTGCCCGCTCTAACCGGGGGTCTTTTTTTGTCTTCTTCTCTGCCATCTTAATTCTCCAACTGTTCTGGCGTAATAACTAACCGCCCAACATCGCCGTGCTTGGCATGATAAGTAATCACCTGCGCCTGTCGAGCAGAACGAAATAAATGCCGGCTAGCATACGCATCCCGCGCTGACAACGTGCTGTGCTGCTCGACCTTCATCAGCTCAGTCTCTTTTACCAAGTGGTGGTGCAGATGTCCAACGTGGCAGTATGAGTATTTAGTACGCCCAAAAATCTCGCGGAACTCCGCTGTTAGCGCACGATCAATCTGATCGACCTTTTTTAAGTGCCCGTGGTGAAAGAACAACGATGTGCGGCCATGTTCAACGGCATAAAACGGTTTAGGCGAAGTATCTAGGCGCAAGCGGTCCTGTTTACGGTAGCGATCAGCAAATGACTCTCGTAGCCAAATCTCACTTACTGGGTCATGGTTGCCCTCTGCCATGATTACATCGACGCTCGCATACTTTTTGAGCAGCATCTCAACCACTTCCCGAGTAACCACAATCCCCAGCCGGACTAGCTTGGCAAACCGACTATCTGTATCTAACTGGTGCTTGTTTGCGGGAGTCACACTGTCTATGCCGTCGTAATGCAGGAAATCGCCTAGCTGCGCAAGCACCGCACGCTCAGCATCGGGAGCTTTCTCGATAGCCACGCTGAAGTACCGCAGTATCATCTCCCGCGCTAAACTAGTGTCCCAGTCTTCGCCAGTTTCTTCCCCCCAAGCCAACATGCCGATGTGGGCATCCGTTAGAATGAACAAGTTAAGTAAATCGTTGTGGGGGACTTTGGGAGCTTTAATTTTAGGTATGACGGGGAGGTCTTCTTTGAGCGCATCGGCAGCCGCTTTCATAGCTTCGTACTGCGCTTGTTTGTCCCGGTCGGTGCAGAACCACTCTAGCTTAGTCTCGCCAGAAGTCGGGTTCCACAGTATGGAGCGTTTACGAAAAATCTCATCATCTCGCATGGGTGGTTGTATCTGTTGTTTTCTTTGGTCAACAGAGCGCCCCTGCTTAATGTACTCCAGACGCCGATACAACGTCCTACGGTGTATCCCCAACGATCTAGCTGCAGCTGCGTAGGAATCTGTACTTCTTATAGCCGATAATAACTCATCATCAGATATGAACTTACGACCAACCATAATCGGCCCTTTTTAGCTGCTTGTGTAATCCCACCGAGCGGGGCCACTTGAACGAGTATCAACGTGCGTAAACGTGTTATACAAACCAAGGCTAGCATAAGGAAAATGTGCAGCTACCCAGTCGTAAACCGCCCTTGGGTCGGCACTAGGTACTTTAATATCGGCTGCGCGGGCAAGTGTATGTTGGCTATTTGGCGCACCGCCTACGTTCTTGTTGTGCTCCGGGCAGCGGCAGCCACTAGTGATGATAACTGGCCCAAACTTCTCACGCACCGCGTTAAGGATGTCTAGCGTTGACGTGTCAACCGTATCCAATCCACACCCGCATTTGCAGGCGAACTCACTACGTAAAAAGTACGGAGAAAGTCTAAAATTTCCCATTATGCACCTGCACGTATGACCCAAACCAAATAAGAGACAACCGCGCCAGAGAGTAACCATGCGGCGCGCTCACCGATTCGCACGGTGTTGGTTTTTGTCGCCAGCTTTTTTTCAACTTCTGTAACACGGTCTACAACCTTCTGTTGGTTTGAGTCATACGCATCCATTCGATTAAATAACGTCACCATCCGCTCTTCCATCCGAGCAAGGCTGACCACAGCGTCGGATAGTTTGTCGAGTTTTTGCTCTATCCTCAGCAGGCGATCATCAGGTGACATAACTTATATCCTTTTTTATGTGAGTGTCTGAGTTATGCGATGCCGAATAACTCGTCTAACTGCTCGTCGGTGTACCCCATTTCATTTGCTAGCCGGAGCAAGTCAGCATCCAGTCGCGCAAACGTATCGGAGTCTTCCCAAAGAATAACAATTCGATCATCGCCAGTCTGGGCAATAAAGTCTTTAACGCGCTGTAGTTCGCCCATGTTTAGCAAACCTAGTTTGAAACCAGACTTAGATAGCGATGCGACTTCGCGCTTTTTTTGGAGTGCTTTATCTTCGTTTACAACAATCATGTGCTACTCCCCGTAACCGTCTGGTTCAGGCATATCTACTAACTCCCATGACTCTTGGGGGGCGGTAGGAAGCTCTGAAGAATCTACAATCCAGTACGCAAGCCCCGTAGGGACATCTTTGTCTGCAATTTCTTTAAGAGATAAAGGGCAGTTAGGCGCTGGAACAAGATACCCTACTACTCCGTCCGACTGCGTAAATACAATAACTTGACTCATATTAACCTCTTACTCAAAGACAACAAACGCAACAGGCCCGGTGTTATCCGGCTCAGCGTTGAATTGCGAGTTAGCTGCTTCCCAGTTGACTATTTTCATAGAAGAGACAGTTTTGTCGAATGCTCTAGCAAAGTTTCCGCCTCGTTGCGTTGACTGCTGGATGCTGGAGGTAATTACCGTGTAGGTGTCGGTTTCCATATCTTCTGTAAAGTTTATTGTGTAGTTACCTGTACTATTAAATACAACTGAGCTAATGTTTTTTCCATCAGAAAACACCCCGGTTCCGCTAAAGGTCGCAAAAGCCCTAGCTACGTGAATAGGCGCACTGCCAGAAGCATTAACTGCAGTTTTTACTCGCCCATCATTAGCAACAAACGTATCCGCACGTTCGTAAGTTTGGTCAATTGCGTCTTGAGCGTTAGTGGCAGAAATCCCAGTTGTTATGTTGTCGTAGTCTATGGCCCCAGCGCTAAAGTCAAGGTCATTTATTACAGTAAAAACTTCATCAAACGCATCTTGCGCGTTAGTGGCCGTCGCTCCGGAATCGGTGTTGTCGTAGCTGGTTCCGGCAGCGGTGATAGCCCCATTGATTTGCGTCGCGGTAATAGTGACTTCAGTGCCATCTAAGCTAAACGTCGAAAAATCGCCAGTACCAGTGAAGTCACCATCAAAGTCGCCAGAGAAATTCCCGTCAAAGTCGCCTGAAAAGGTGCCGGAAAAGTCGCCGGAGAACTCACCAGAAAACATATCTTGCACCGATGCCGTAGCACCTTCGCCGTCGCAATAAATAATCTTTTTAGAGTTAGAAGGGATTTCTACCGTAGCGCCAGAGCCTTGAGCGACTGTAACCGATTGAGTTGTTTCGTTGTTAATTAGGTAGACTTTTTGCATCTCATTAGGAGATACCGTAACAGTAACAGGGCCGCCCGGCGTGCCGGTGAACCTAACAACCATGTGCCGGCCATTCGATGTCAGGCCGTCAACTGTAGTTAACGTATAGCTAGTTAGCCCGTTAAGCGAAACGTCTATAACCCCGGACACCAACTCTTCCATCAAACGCCAGTTTGTATTGGTTGTCTGCCCCCAAGTATTGGCTTGTTCGCCAACACCAATGAGCTCAATGCCGGTATTTGAATATGTACTTGCCATGCCCGTGCCTCGCTACGCGCTAATTTTTTGCCAGTTTACACTAGAACTGGGTTGAATTTCAGTCCAATCTGGATTTTCACTTGGGGGTATCTCCACCCAATTAACGTTTGCGCCGGGGACAATTCTACCCCACACAAACACCGAATTTAATACTGTGCTAGCCGATGCTGAGCTAGGTATAACGACAGCCTTAGCAATAACAACGGGGCTACCAATTCGACTCGCCGCTGTCACCCCAGCCACATTAAGTACGTTAATCGTAAATAACGTAATCTCACCTAATTGCGCATCCGTCTGCACGCCTGTAGGCTCGACCACCGCTTGAGCAACAACTACTTCTGCCCCTAGTTGGCTAGCCGCTTGAACGCCAGTCAGCTGAACATTAGCCTCGGCTACAACGACCTCAACGCCTACCTCACCAACACCCTGCACACCGGTAGGTAAAACATTAGCCTGAGCAATAATTGTCTCGTCGCCTAGCTGGGTCGCTGCTTGAACGCCGGTGGGCTCTACAACGGCTTGAGCGACAACTATCTCGTTGCCTAGCTGGGTCGCTGCTTGGACGCCAGTAAGCAGGACGTTGGCTTGAGCCGCCACGGTCTCATTACCCACCACACCCGCAGTAGCGAGAGAATCAGGCTCTACAACAGCTTGAGCGACAACGACTTCGTTGCCTAATTGAGAACCGGCTGTAACACCGGTAAGAAGGACGTTGGCCGCAGCGGCAACCGTCTCATTGCCTAGCTGGGTCGCTGCTTGGACGCCGGTGGGTTCTACAACAGCCTGAGCTGTAACTATGACCGTACCAACAGCACTGCCGGCGCTAACGCCGTTAGCCGAGACGACGACTCCGATTGAGGCCTCGCCAAGACTAGAAAACGCGCTAGAAGAAAACGGCGAGTCACTAAACAGCATCTATCTGCTCCGGGTTAGTTATTCACGACCACAGTGTTTCAGATAGTATACCCATCCACCTGCACGTACGCCCCAATAAATTGGATACCTCCGCCACCACGGCACGCCCTGCGCCACCATAGCTTCAAGCATCGTTTTATCGGCAAACTTTCTACTTACACACTGATTGTAGAGGTAGTCATGCACCACCGCCGCCTCAGTCGCCCGGCCTTTAAGCCACGCGTGCAGCACAGGGATGCGAGGAACTGAATCTAAGTCAGTCTCAAACCCAGCCGGCACGACAATCTCACTGCGATCCTCGTAGGCAAACACCAGTGGCTCTAGCGTCACCCACCGCCCCTTAGAGCGGTGTTTTATCTTTAGTGTGTTGACAAACCTAGGCATCGGTATACATCAACGCTGCTTGATTCGCCCACTGTAGAATCTGCTGAATACGCACGACATCCTGCTCGTCAATCCGACCCGAGCCAATCTCTGTGATTAACCGCTCCTGCACCGAAGTAATTAGCGCGTTAATGAGAATCTGCTCATAAGCCCCGAGCTCGGTGAAATCAATCAACTCTCGGGTTAAGTCAGCCACACCCGCCACCGTCGCGGTACTACCCGCATCGACCTGCTCAGAGACAAGCTCTGTAATTGTCACAATAGACTCAGCCCGCTCCTGCGGGTCTTCAGCCGCTGTGATTAGTCGGATTGTGCCTAGCTGCACCGCCGTAGAGGCAGTCAGCGGACGGCTATCAATCAACGCACAGGCAGTCAGCGTCGCTGTAAGGGCTAAAACCAATAAAATACGCATGGTACTACTCCTGCGGCTGGGTGATTTCTTGCATTTCAATCCGACCTTCACCTAAGTCATAAGAGTCATCAGGCCGGTAACGCGGTGCGTTGCCTTCACGATAAGCACCGATGCCAAGCTCGGTAAACGCCTCATGCTCACTCTCAGCCAGTCGCACGCTATTATTACTTTGGACTTTACCCAAATTGTAATTCATGTAGCCCGTGACCACTTGACCAGTAAAGGGCAGCAAGACCGACGCCCAGTCTAGCATCTGATTACGCGGAGCCTCAGGGGTAACAGCAGTTGATTTATTATCATCGCCGCCGTTTGCGTTCATTAAAGCCAGCGCCATCGTTGCCGAGGCTTTAGTTGCTTCATCACCTTGCTCTGCCATTTGCACTAAAGCGTTAATTCGCTGAGACTGTGAGTCAGCTTTTACGGCTTCGACTTCAGCGCGCTTGGCGTTAATTTCAACCATTGCGGCATAGTATTCAGCGTTGCTAGCACAACCGGCTAACAGCGCAACCGCAGGTATGAAAAGTAGTCCTTTTTTCATCACAATACACCTCTTGAGATACGACTTCCTAACGAAGCCAGTAAAGCTGAACCCGCCGCGATCATCTCCGGCGTGGCGACAATCCCAGCCATATTTAGCGCTCCTGAGAATAACACTGCAACGGTGGCAGCGGAAACCTCAGCAGAGTCCTCCGCACCCCTTATCGCCCGTGAAATCCTTGTAATCTCTTTTCGCTGCTCTTTTGTAACGCTCATAGTCTATCCTATTCTGTACCTTACGATGACGATGCCGGAGCCACCTGCTCCGCCAGTACTCCCGCCACCACCGCCAGTGTTAGGAGCGCCGGGTTGGTCTACATCTCCTCCGCCCCCTATACTTGCGCCGCCGCCGGTTGGATAGGCTGATCCGTAGCCTTCCCCGCTACCCCCTCCAGCTCTTGCAACGCTTGATCCATCAATAGAAGAAAAAATACCATCACCGCCAACACCCCCGCCTGATCCAGAGCCATCTGCCCCACGTGTACTTGCGCCTCCACCACCACCAGTTGCGAATCCTACGGCGTTACCTACAGTATTTCCTCCTCTGTTTCCTTGATTAGCTGTACCAGAAGCACCGATTCTGTTCAAACTACCGCCACCGCCAGAACCTCCAATATCTGCCGCATTACCGTCACGATTTGCACCTCGACCACCACCAATAGATGTTATCGTAGAAAATACAGAGTCTTGACCGGAAACCCCTCCAGCACCTCCGTCACCTACAGTGACTGTGTAAGAACCAGAAGATAGAATTAAAGAAGGCTCGGATATAGTGTTATCCCCCGATTGTTCCCGAGGAACAGAAGAACGATATCCGCCAGCGCCTCCTCCTCCGCCTTGTGAAGTGCCAGCACCACCCCCTCCAGCAACAACAAGGTACTCAACTTCACCACCGCGAGTGACCTCAAACGTACCATCGGAGGTAAATGTGTGAACACGGTACTGCTTACCATCTTGGGTAATATCAGTAACAGTGCCGCCTGTAGCTACAACAGGAAGAATCCCACCACCACGTCTTGTAATGATACCTTCGGCCATTAGCGCACCACCTTGATTAGCACAGGGAGGTCTTCTGTGGGTACGTCAGTTGCGTACAATTTAACCTCATCATCAGCCGATGCCTCGACACGATACACTGAACCCCAAGCGCTCTGGATATCCGCTACTGACGCAAACGCCGTGCTAGACAAATCCAAATCAATAACGGGTCTATCCGTAGACTTAATTCCAGTAACCGTCAAAGTCGCCACAGCCGGCTCAGTCCCAGCCCAGTCCGTCGTGTCTACAGTCTGAGTAAAAAAACTCGCCGCACCACCCGGAGGGCCGTCTCCTGCCTCATTTGTAATCTCGTTAACCCGCAGTGTGCTCATATCAACTTACTCCAAACAGTGCATCCATCTGCTCATCTGTATAACCCATCTGTGAAGCCATGTTCAGCAGGTCAGGGTCTAGGCGAGCAAAGGTATCTGAGTCCTCCCAGAGAATCTGGATACGCTCATCAGCTGTGTTCGCTACAAAGTCTTTGACATCCTGAAGATACCCAGCTTCCATCAGTGCTAGTTTGAAATTAGCGCGGGATAGGGATGCGGATTCTCTGGCTTGCTCAAGCGCACGTTCATCGGGATTGTAGTCGGGCATATCAGGAACCGGCGCATCCGGGAAGTCATCAAGCGTAAAGCCAAACTTCTCGATCTCTGCCGTGCTCTGTTCTAACACCCACTCAGCACCATCCCAGACGTACTTGTTGATCGACCCTGCCAGCGATGCAAGAAACCGATCCCGCACATCATCAGGAGCAGCGTCTAAATCTTTTCGGTTGTTAATAATCATATCTTTTTATCCTATGTGGGCACTCACGGAAGAATGACGTGAGGGCAGACGCCGCGGCCGGAGAGAAGGTTGATAAACGAGAAGGCTACAGAAGAAGCCCAATAAGACGAACGAGACCCAGCCCGAGCCCCATTAGTCCAAGCCCCGCCAAAAAAACCGGCACGGAGATCGCCGTTGTAGGTGTAAATCTCACCACGCCCCTCAGCGATATCTCGCCATGCGCCTGAGCCTGTTCCGTCTGCGATAACGTCACGCCCCCAAACCCAAAGGTTGCCCGTTGCCTGAATAACGCCCCATTTGGAAGTGCGAGCAGCATCGAGCTGGGTTGTGCCGGGATCAGAGCCGCGATCCGTTTCTTCGGTGACGCCATAGGCCAGCGCCATGAACTCCGCATAGGTCGGTGCTTTCTTGCCATAAGCAGCAAAAACCTCTTGGCATTCATACCACTTAAAAGAGCCATAAGTCGTAGAGCCATTGCCACCAAAAGCAGCAGGAATAATCGGTGGAGAGCTGCCGTCAGCAATCGTTACGCCAAAAGCGCTAGTGCCGTTTGCGTCTGGGTTGGTGTTGAGTAAGTATATGTCAGCCCAAAAGCCGCCAGCAACAAGCGTCATTCCGCGAGGGTCTTCGCACGAGGGGAGAAATTTCAAGTCCCAAAAACTGTATTCATTAATCTGGTTGGTAGTATTTCCGCCTGACGTGCCTGTTGCATTCCCACCCGGCGCATAATGAAAACCACCCACTCTTCGAGCACCAGCCACAGGCGCGACGCTAAATGAATCATCGGCGGTCAAGGAGCCGTCAGGCTCAACCCATATTGCGTAGTCGGTGCCGACTGTTAGGGTTGGCATGGAGATAGTCGTTCCGCTTGCAATCTCAAGCACCGAGCCCCCCACTTCGACGAAAATTGCTTGCCCGGTCTCAGCAGTGTCGTTTCCTGTCTTAACCCAAGCCACGGAATCGCGGTCTGACTTGAAAAACCTACCAACAAGACTTTCCGTTCTAGCCACCGTCCCAGACACATCAGGCAAAGTCAGCGTCCTGTTCGTGTTGCTATTCGGTGCAGCTAGAGTAAATGTCCCTGTGCCGCTAGCACTTGGTTGGAGAGAGATTTTAGACATCTTCAGTGACCTCTACCCAGCTCTGGGTCTCTTCGTCCCACTCGTAGAACTTATCGTCATCAGGGTAAGGCACAGGCGCTTCCCAGTTTAGTGTCTCGGTGTTCCACACCCATGACGGGTAAGGCTGCTCTGGGCGAGGGATAGTGAACGTTGTCTGTCCGGTGTACTCACCGTTACGCCCTTTGATCCATACGGAGAACTCACACTCAGCATCCGGCGGGAAAGTGGTCAAGCGCTCAGTCACTAACTCATTCTGGTCAGTGGAGACGTACTTTACACCCTCTGGTGGCCATGATTTCTCTAGCACTAGCTCACCGTTGACTCTGACATCAGCACCATAAGATAGACCCCGAATATCAACCGTCTGACCATGCCGCTCAAGGGCAGCAATAAAGTCGCAGTAGTACGGCCCGATCTTTGACTTATCAAATCTAATTTCAGATGTCTGTGTGTCGTAGATAACTTTAATACTACTCATGTCTGTTTACCCTATTCTGTATCTGATGATTACGACGCCGGAGCCGCCCGCCCCCGAACTACCTCCCGCGCTATTACCTCCAGAACCCACCGTTATTGGGTAGCTTTGAGCGCTTACAAGCAAAGCCTCCTCTGCGGTTGCCCCTCCGCCAGAAAACTCTCCAACTACTGAACTTCGATAGCCGCCTGAGCCGCCACCACCGCCAAAATTTCCGCCACCGCCACCGCCACCGGTGTTACTAATCCCAGATACATTACCATCGCCTCCTCCACCATCGCCGCCGTCTCCAGCAGTAGCCCCAGACCCGGTAGTTCCACCACCCCCTCCTCCACCTCTAACAATAAGACTCCCGTCTATGCTAGAAGAAACGCCGTCTCCCCCTTTACCGGCTTTTGTTCGACTACCAAGGGCACCTTCTCCGGCCTCAGAAGAACCTCCTCCACCTCCCGGAGGATAAGGCGCCGAAGCTGATCCTGAACCGCCTGAAAAACCTTGCTCTGCTACGCCTGTGCCTGCGGTTAATCCACCAAAACCTCTTCCGCCGCCGCCAGACCCTCCATTCCTAGAAGATGTAGGGGTTAGACTTCCTCCACCAGCACCACCACCCAATGATATTATAGTAGCAAAGATACTGTCTTCGCCTTTAACACCTTCAATTTCATTATTACCGCCTGAGCCGCCACCACCAACAACAAGGTACTCAACCTCACCGCCGCCAGCAGTGACTTGGAAAGTTCCGTCTGAGGTAAATGTGTGAACACGGTATTCTTTGCCGTCTTGCGTAATGTCAGTAACAGTGCCGCCTATCGCCTGTATCCCAAAAGGATCACTTATTGACTGCCACTCTTCTTTAATTGGGTTGTACGCCTCTAACCTATTTGATTCAGTATTAAACCGCATCATCCCCGCTTGAGGGCTAGCAGGGCGTTGAGCCGTCGTGCCTACAGGTAACTGTGTTGCCCCTGTGACTTGGGATTGATCTACGCCATCAGAGCCACTTACTTTTACTGACATATCACACCACCGTCCATACTGATCCAGCGGGCACCGTTATATCCACGCCAGCCTCAACCGTTATCGGCCCAGCACTTAGCGCGTTATACCCAGCGGGAATCTCAAATTCTTGGTTTATCGTAGAGCTGTTGATAATCAGCCCCTCAGAGCCCGACACGGCTTTGCCGGCGGGGTAAGTGACAAATATCTCTTTATCACCAGCACCAAAGTTGACTAAGCTGCCGCTGTTAGACGACGAGAATACCTCGTCTCGGGACAATGTAGGTCCGGTCGTGCTATATGTGCCCAGCCCAACTTCCCAATCACCGGTTGAAGGGTCAGTTACCGCATAATACGTCTGCTCACCGTTACCGACCGCAGCAAAAGACTGAAAGCCCGGTTCCGCGCCTGCAAGCGTAAAACTCCCAGTCCCGGTGGTACTCGTCGTCTCTTTAACGCGATCCTTGAATACCAGTGACATGACTTACCTCTTAGGTAATGCGGATAATCGCGTTGCTCGCGTCAGCCGTTGGAAACTGAATCGTGAAATCACCGTTGGTCGAGGTCTTATCCCCACCAAAGTCCAACACAGCCACTGCACGGTTAGAGTCCGTGCTGTTGTAAATCAACGCACCGGCCGCCGTAATCGTCGCATCAGCAAACGTCGTATCAGCAAAATCTATAAACGCAGTCGTGCCAGAAGTCGTTGGGTTGACATTAGATAGCGTATTACCGCCTGCCGTATACCCCGTACCTGAGACCTCATTAGTCGTGGAGTACGTCGTCGTGGACGCATCCAGAGAGGCTGAACTGGTGTACAGCGCGAGTTTAAACGTATCCCCACCGGTGGTGAAGTCATGAATGCCCTCAAGGAGCTCTTCTTTAAAGCTGGTGCAAAGTGCTTGGGTAATCGCCATTGTAATCTCCTAACTAGTCTTTAGATCGACGGTAAAAATCAAGCCCTTCAACGGCTTGGGCATAACCATTTAAGTTGCTCAGCGCCTGACTAAACCGCTGGTCATACACGCTAATCATATCAGGCTCACCTTTCATAAAAATATACGCCTCTACCAACGACCCGTACAGCATCACAGTAGGCGCGTTCTCACTTAACCACGTCACCCCCGAGGGCTCATCTACCAACGACACAGGGCGGTAGAAGTAGTGTAGCTCCGCATTATACGCAGCGTCAGGAGTAGGCGCGACAATAAAATTATCAAGGTCAAAGTCAGCATAGTACCGAGGAAACCCCGTCTCGCTGTCATCGGGCCAGAACTCTTGGACAAAGTTAGTGTCCTTGTTCAGCAAGAACTCCTTATCCGCACCTGACCCAATAGATAGTGAAAATGAATACAGCCAATCGGTAGGCTTAGGAATATACTTGTTCCCCGCGACGATATTAGTGTTCGCGTTTTTCCGAAAAAGCTCCAACGGTACTGACTTAAGTACCCGCTCCTCGGTCTGCGTAATAAACGAGTCGATGTTATTAACAAACGTCTCTTCAACGTTGTCCGTGTAATCTTGAATCGCTTGCCGCAATGAGTTGTATGTATAACCAGCCATTAGGGTAGTCCGTTGATAAAGTCATCGTAAGCGGTCGTATCGACCGGCGGCTCCACGCGAGCTGGGCGCGCGTGACGGAGGGCCTCAGCATCAGCCCGTACATAAGGCGGCTCTAGTTGTGGGTGTTTAACCTCAAAGCATTCGGGACACACCCGTGAGCCGTTCCACTCTTCACGAATCTTTAAGTAGGGGTACTCCATCCCGCAGCGGTCACACAGCGCTAAGGCGTATTTTCCTGATGCGTAGTTACCCATAACTAATACCCATACGAGCGATAACTAGGGCGAATATACATCGACCCACGCTCGCTGTCTTCATTGGCAGCGCGCGCAAAGTCCTCTTCATAAACCATTTTCATTGCTTGAGCTCGCTCTGGCGCAGCCTTCATCGCCAGATAATAAGCAAGCCCTGTGACCATCGGCGGAATAAACCGGCTCGGCACATCAACATCATTAGTCAGCGCTGCTGCGTCTTGAATGCGACGAATCCGATAAGTAATCACCGTATCGGTGCTGTTCTCCGGCGTAGGCCAGACATAAAAGCTCGGTGTAGCCGTGCGCTCGACATAAATCTGCGTAGGCCGCCCCGTTTGAGACTTCTGTGGTAGGTTTAAATAGTCTTCCCGCGTAATACGCTCTAGCGTGTAATCAGTGCCATCACGCCGCACTACAGACTCAAGCACATCAATGTCCCCGTTACCCATCTGATACTGGCGTTGGCCTTGTACCATTGGCTCACTGACCTGCTCAACTTTCCAGAGGTTAATCCCCCGGTTAGCCCAGTCTTGGAACATAATGTTAAGGCTACGTCGCGCTTTTCGTGCGTCATAGCCCGTGCGCATCTCAAGTCCTAGAAGCTCGTAAGCCTCCTCAATGACATCAGATACGTCTAACTTAAAGTCTGTAGTGCCACTAGTAGCCATTATCGAATCTTAGCCTTACGCACGCCTTTAGTCGCCGCACCCACGCCTCGGGCTTTCGTCTTAGACGTAGAGCTCTTCTTTCTAACCTTACCACCGCGCTTCATCCCCCGACGAGGACCTTGAACGGCTTTTTGGTTTCGCTCCTTGTCTTCTTTTTCCTTGCGACGCTCATAGGCGCTTTTAGCAATTTTAGAAGGCAGTAAGCCGCCCATGCCGTCACGCATAAGCTCTCCTGTCATTCCTTCACCTGTTAGCATCCCTGCTAGCGGGGATAAATCACCTGCTTTCATAATAGACTCCTAGTACGTCTTGGCTTTGCGTGTGCCTTTCATCGCGCATCCTGCGCCTTTGACTTTACCGCCGCTGGCCATTTTCTTTTTAGTCATGCCACCGCGAGCCATCTTTTTCTTGGCCATACCACCGCGAGCCATTTTCTTTTTGCTAGCGTTTTTGTTCTCGTCGTCCATCTTATCACCACGAGTCATTTGCATATTCATATTAGATCGGTTCACGTTACCACCTCGCTTATATCCGGCCTTTTTACGAATCTCATTCGCTTCTGCGGCCAAGTTTTGGATTTTATCCATCATTTTGTCAGCTAGCTGATCTCGACCTGCTTCTCGATACTGATTCATTTCTTTTTCAAGTGAACGAATCTTTCGTTGTTGCTCCGCATCGGGGCGGGTAGTCGGTTTGCTAGGTTTACCTATTGGCATTGCTAGACTCCGCTAGTAATAAAAGAATGTAGCCGAGGTAACGTTAGTCAGCACCGCGTAAGGGTTAGACTCGCAGCGGATCGGCGTGTAATAAAACTCCACCCCATTAGCAGAAGAATCTGCAGGAGTGGCTAGCTCTAACACTACTGGGCCAGTAGCCCCACCGTCGCGAATAACAACACTACCTGCGCTTGACCCTGCTACAAAATACAAAGAAGCAATACGGGCCGGGCCGCCAAAAACGTCACCCGACTCCGTTAGCGTTGCCGACTTGCCATCAGAGTGCATTCCAGCCATGACGGCCTCCTATTAAGCCGGGCCAGCAGAAACGCTAAGCACGCCGTTGTTATTCCACAACTGCCCAGCTACTTCAGGGTCAGCTTCAGGAAGATCGGTGATAACAACCGTGGTGCCGTCAACCGTAACGTCGCCGGTCGTGGTCAGGTTAGTCGCAGTAAGGTCGCCCTCGAAACCGTTATCGGAACGGACTGGGCCGGAAAATCTTGTACGCGCCATTGGATTGTCTCCGTGTTGCAGCACTTGCTATACCGTCATCTGCAAAGTCCGCTGGGTCGGTCGGCATAGCTGGAATAGTCCCAGACTTAAAACCTTTATACGCAAACCCATTTAATAACGCAACCCAAAAAAAGACCCCGCCGAAGCAGGGTCTTGGTTTACTGAGGCAAGCTCAGATTATCAAGCAGCGCCGGGGCTGCCGTAGATACCCAGAGGGTCGCTCACGCCGAATGAGTAACGCTCACGCGCCTTGTAGCGAACATTGCCCGTATCGAAGTCGCCTTCCATTTTGGTGGTCAGCGGGGTACGAACAAAGTGCTTCATGCCGTTCGGGATATCCGTGGTCAGGAACCATGCGTCATCATCGGTAAGGAAGTGATTTACGGTATAACCACCGGGGATTGACCCGTTGTTCATGATCGCGTTGATGTCGTTATCGGCAGTGCCAACACGCTGCTCGGTCTCAAGGAGGCGAGTAGCAACGAACATCAGGCTCGGCGGAACAATCAACTTACGAGGCTTAGCTGCAACCAGCAAACCGCGCTCATCAGTCCAACCAGCGATCTGAATAACAGCAGCTTCGAGCGAAGTCTCATTGAGATCAGCCGCCACTTCAGGGCTATTAGAGTTAACACCGCCAGATACCAGCGGATGGCTCGTCGAGAACAGGGCCTCACCGTCGCCATAAGTGACGTTGGTGTCAAAACCGTTGTTCAGGATCGAGGCCGCTTTGACCTGCTTGGTGTACGCCATCGCACGAGCCAACGCCTTGGTGTAACGCGAAGACAGGGAGTCGTAGAGGTTATCCTCCATCGCTTCCTCAGTAATCGAGAACCCAAGGGCAATCGTTTCGTGGTTATAGCGCGCCGTGTAGGCTTCCTGCGCCGAGTCGTACTGAATGGCATCGCCTTCAGATTTAACCGGAGCAGCCGAGAAACCCGACAGCTTAACTTCTTCTTCAAAGGAACGCTCAGAAGTCTCCTGCTCGAAGATTTCCTTGTGCTCCTCACCATATCGAGCGTACTCCATGCCGAACAAAGCGTTCAGGCCGGGGAGAAGCTCTTTTACCATTTGTGCTCTTGAAATTGCCATGATCTAAGCTCCTTTAAGCGTCGCCAGCGCCGGTGGCGTTGCTAAGCTGATGACCAGCGTTGAACTTAACCAGAATTTCAGTGAAGTCACCATCACTGTTCTTGGTTTCAGCAACGCCCTGAACCACGCGCAGCGGCAGGGTAGCCGTATCTGCGTGGGATGCGTCATCGACAGCAACTGCCGACACACCAGTAGTCGTGTTACCCACAGGGGACTGATCGTCCAAACCGACGTTATTGCCGATTTCAGACTGAGCAATACCTGAGATATCACCGCCGGAGTCTACGACTGCAACCTTATACAGAACGTTAGCGCCATCAACGACATAAGCCGTGATGTCATCAGCGGTAACATTGCCCGGATAATAGTTGCGGAAGGTTAGACCATAAACAGGATCGGTGTATGACACGCCGACAAAAACGCCAACGTAGCTGATGTTATCACCAGCAGCCACACGATCAATCATGCCATCGGTGCCGATAGCAACGAGGTCTCCGTGGAAGATCGCAGTCGCATTGCCCGACTCGATCATGTAGGCGCGTTGAGCACCATTGTACGGAGAACCGTCAACCATCTTCACCGGAACGAGGCCGTAAGGGCCTGAAACGGTTGGATATGCCATGAGATTCATCTCCTAAAGGAAAAATTAAAAGGCTCTAAGAGCCACGCCCAAATGTAACGCTGGATTTGCGATCTTGGAATAAAGGCATCCGAGGATCGTTCTCCCGCATAAAGTTGTTGTCCACCGACTCAACCTGAGCTTCACTACTACGCCGATAATAGGCGTTTCGCTGCTCAACCATTTCGGTAGGCATCCGGCAAAGGATAAGACCGCCGATCTCAACCAACCCCGAGGTCTGAGCTTCTTCATCTACATGAAGTTTCATCTCTGGGTGATCTTCAACCCGGCATGTCTCCCAACCTTCGCGCACTTTGCGAGAAAAGTTAGTCGGATCATTAGTTCCAAGCATTGACTTGCGAACCCAACGGAACGAAACCCCTTCTTGAGGGTTAGGTTCAGGCAACAGACTTGCAGGTGCCCACTGCTTCTTCCGCGCAGTCGCTTCTCGGTTGTCGTGCTCGCGAGAAACCGGTCGAGCTTCACGTGTTCTAGTTGCATTAGCCATTGTTAGCCTCCAGTTTCTGTACTTCGCGGGCGTATGCTTCGGGGCTGATTCCCAACCTCTTAGCCATCGCTACCTGCGACTGAGTTAGCACTACCTTTTTACCCTTCGGAGTTCGTCCAGCCGGGGCGACAACGGTAGAGGGTTGCCGCTTTTTCCTTTTTGGAGGCTCCTGTTCAAACCGATCAGGAAAGACCTCACGCATGCGAGCATCAATACGCTCGTAGTATTCGTCAGTAGAAGGCGGAACTCCGTCTTTTACCAACTTCTGATGGACGCCTAGCGCGAAGCTGGTCATCTCATCGTCCTTGCCAAACCACTCGTTACGATCACCCCACGACTTTGCTTTGTCGTCGGGCTCTGGCGCGTCAACTTGTGGCTGCGCTTGGTTATTATATACCTGTTGAGATGTCTGCTGTAAAGCACTGTTTTGTTGAGCCGCTACATTCTGCTGTGTGTAGCGCGGAGATAGCAGGTTTACACGCTCTGCCTGATACGTCGCCCGAGAAAGCTCCTGCTGCGCATCGGTGATGGCCTCAGAGTCTCCTTGCTCGTACGCATCACGGTACTTACGCTTAGCCGCTTCAAGCTGCAACGCCGCCCGTTGCTTCGCCTGCTCTAACGCCCAAGTCTCGCCGCTAGACAAATCATTGCGAAGTTTATCTCGCTCTGCCTGTAGGCGTTGAGCGTACTCAGCTGCCGCCTCGCGCTCACGTGCTGCTTGTTCTTTTGCCCGCCGCTCGTCATGCCACGCCTTTTTAAGCTGATCAATTCGCTGCTTAACTTTTGCAGAGTAATCATCAGCGGCGTCCTGCTCTAGCTCCTCTACCACCTCATCGGGTAGCGGGCTGCGGTTTCTATCCGCAGGTGGGGTGTCATCGACAATCTCTAGCTCTAAATCGTCAGAGTCATCGTCCGTGTCAGTTGACTCTTCTGTGACAACTTCTACGTCCGTATCGTCTTCTTTTTGAAACTGGTTTTTCATTGCAGGCGGAACACCACTGGCGTCCGAACCCACTACAAACTCAGTATCGTCGAAATCAACGTCTTCGTTTTTTGCTTTGCGGTTCATAACTTACTCCTTAAATGCGGGAATACCCCGTTGGGTCTTCAACGACCGCCTCAACCGAATCATCGTTAATGACGCGGAAAAGCTCTTTGTCGTGAATCCTGAAACGCGTGCCAGAGTAGGCACGTATTAACACGTAATCGCCAATTTTACAGTATGGTCCATTAGGAAAACGCTCTTTGTCTTTATAAGCGTCAGGGCCCATATCAATAACTTGCACCACCATCGTGGAGACTTCTTCCTGCTTTAACACAGTGTCGGGCTTAACAATCCCGCTCTCGTAAGTCTCTTTGACTTCAGGTATGGCGACTAAAAGGCGATAGCCCGCAGGCTTCGGTATTTGCTGCTCAGTGAGCTGAGGTGCAGCCTGATCGGCTGTAGTCATGTGACCTCCTAATTATGGTCAGGTGATTTTTCTGCTGCTTCCATTAAATCCAACACAAGCCTCTCAGCCTGTGCCAGCCCTTTGATCACACCCGTGTAGTGGGTGTACTCATCGTAAGACTTAGCTGCCCCTGTCGAGATAGCATCTGTCAGATCGTCCAAGTCTTTACGAATTTCTTTGCGGAGGTGCTCTCCGAATGTGCGAATCATCGTTTACTCCTGCTGGTTTGAATCGTTACCATTTTGGTTACCATTGTTACCATTTTGGGTACGTTGTTGCTGCATCATCTGGGAAGCCAGATTTTGATTGGCGCGAATGCGCTCTTCAGCAATGCCAGCGCCAACTTTGACGCCTGTTGACTCAAGATCAGCTTCCGCTTTCACGATCTGCTGACGCAGTTTAGAGCCAATTGAGGCCCCAATCTGTTTTTCTTGAGAAGTTATGCGAGCCGACTCAAGCTCTAAGTCTCGAAGTTTAAGCTCGTAGTCCATCTTGTCTTTCTGAATCTTACGCTGCAGCTCGCCCTGTTCCAGCTCTAGCTCACGCTGCTGCATCTGCACCACAGGGTCTTGCGCTTTCTTAGCCGCTTCTTCGGCCTGCGCCATCTGCTGAGCCTTACCGGTGACACGAGGCGCGGCTTCAGCCACCAGACGAGAGATCGCCAACTCCTGCTCTTCAGTCAAGCTGGTTTCATCCTCATCATAAGCCGGCAGCGGTACACCAAGTTCTTTCTCTACCCGGCGACGATACTGATGGGCAATGTGCTCGTTGATGTGCTCCATACCCACAGCAATCTTCATCTTACCGGCCTCACCCTCCATCTCGATCATCTTCATAATCTCAGGGTCTTGGGCGAACGCCATGTGCGCTTGGATATGCGCCTCGTGGTCTTGGTAAGCAAATGCCTTAATCGGCTTACCGTTGAGTAGCGCCATGTTCTCCGTCATCGGGTCCATTGGCTTGACATCGTCCTCATCCGGCACCAGCTCGTTAGCATCTTTAATGCCGAGTGTTTCAATCATCTTTCTATGCAGTAACGGCAGGTCGTAGAGCTGAGGGGCCTGCTGCGCCAGCTGCATCGCTGCTTGGTACTGCACAATCCGCTGCGACATGGTCGAGGCGTTCGGATCAGACACCGGGATGATGTTAGTCATCATGTAGTCTTTGCGCCGAGCCATCAGCTCTTCTGCGCCCTCAACCCCTTGTGCGTCGTAGTCATACTCCTCGGGGGCCATTTCCGCCACGATGCCCTTGAGGATTTTAAACTCAGACTTCATCGCCGCGTGCATGCGCGCCTGCACCGCTGTCAGGGTCTTTAACTGCCGCTCTAAGATAGCCAGCGTAGAACCCACCGGTGCGTTAGGCTGCATGTCGCCCACGCTAAGATCAGACATTGAGACAAAACGCCGTGCTTCTTGGACAATTTTATCCAACAACCCAGCTAGAACCGTTGAGGGCTCCTTATAGGGCAGCGGCATAATGTTGTCTTTGATCGTGCCAGTCGGCACATCCACGTCGCGGAACTCACCCGGTGCAATAGGCGTATCACCGCCACGTATGCGAAGCCCCCGCGTACGGAAGCCGCCCGGCAAGTTAGACAGCGTGCCGGCATCGACGAGCTGACGCATGATTGACGTAGCGCCCTTGGCAAAACCACCAATGAGGTGGATAAGGCCGAAACCATAGAATCCAAAGCCCGGGATGTAGTTGTAATGGGAGAAGTGAATCTGCTTTTGTTTTTTCTCATCGTCCTCCGCCCAATTACGATAAATAGACAACACCTTGCCGCTGTCCTTGAGGATAGTCACCACGTATGGCAGCTCAATACCCGTGGGCTCTCCAAACTTATCAAGGTCTTCAAACCCTTCAAGGTCAAGCTCACAGTGAATCTCTAACAGCGTGTAGCGATCATCTCGCGCGGCATCAAACCCACCGATCTCATCTTTACGCCGTGAGATATCATCCTCGTCCACCGTGGGGTCGCCAATATCACACTCGCGATAAAACCCACTGACCTGCATTTTACGCACTTCATTCTTAGTTCGTTTCATGCGATGTGTATAACGCTGAGCGCTAGAGAGCGTAGAGGCCCCGTAGCTAACAATAAAGTCTTCTGCCGGAATGAACTGCGCCACCGGACGGTCTAGCGAGGGGTCATAGAAAATCTTTTTAAACGCAGAGCCTGCAATGGGCAGGTTCCACAATAACCGCTCATGCTCGGAGCGGTAGTCCTCCATCTTATCTGTCAGGAGGTAGTTCATATCGTCGCGCACGCGCGCCGCTGCTTCTTCTTTGTCCTTAGTGGTTTTACCCAACACTTTAGTACGCACCGGGCCTTGCGCGGGGAATGTCTCGACAATACTCTCAGACTGGAACTTCACCACCGCCTCAGCGAGCATCGGGTGATACACCCCGAACGCGCCTTCCCACGGCTCCGAGCGGTCCTCGATCTTTAGCCCCAACAACTCAAGCCCGTCGTGGTAAGTCTCCTCCCACTCAGCCCGCGACTGTACGTCAGTAGCGTAGGCCTCAAGCAGCTCATCAGCAATCTGCGCGCACATCTGCTCATCAATATGCTCAGCTAAGTTGGCAGCATGCGGAATCATATCGCCTTCATCACCGGGCTCTATTGATAAGAGCTCCTCGCCTGCGATACTGACCTCGACACTCTCAGGGTCCTCGATCTCAATTTCTAAGGGAATCTCGCCCTCTGCCTGTTCACTGACTCCTTGCGGAGCACCGTATAGCGCTTTTTCAATAGCCATTAGTTTGATTCCTTTTTGAGCTGTTCGCGATGCCGTTTTAAGTCTTCGCGATGCCGTTTTAAGTCTTCGCGAAATTTTAATTCTTTTTCAGTAGGAAGCACTAAAGGCCATTGAGTGTTTGCGTTCCACAACGCCCACGCTTCAGCTTCTACTCTGCTAGGGCCAGCGTATTTAGGGGAGATGCGACTAATAAACGCCTGAACATAAAGCGAAAATAGCATCAACTTGCCTCGAATCCACAACCGCATAAGTCCTCCTAGTAATACGCCGCTCTCACGGGTTCAAAGTCCTCGTCATCTCCCCACCGGTCATCCGGCAGCGAAATAAACCCTCCGTTTCTAAAGCGCATCAGCGCCATCACGGTGCTATCCACCAAGTCATCGTTAGGCATTGCTGGAAACCCACAAACCTCATCTACAACCTCTTCTGCCCAACGCCTACTCGCTGGATACCAAACAAGTCCTGATGCGAACATATCAGAGACTGAGTTCAAACGCATAATTTTATCCCCTGTGCCTCGGTGCGGAGTGTACTCCTGCACGGGTATGCCTGCACGTCGAAACTCTTGGTAGAGCTGTGAGCCCGCCGATTTTTTCTCCACCACGAACCAATCAGGCTCCCAATCAGTGTACTCTCTATATGCCAGTCTCTTGAGCTCAGGAAACTCTAAACGCTCCTTAATACTGTTGAGCAAGATAATTTGCGCCTGCGAGACGCCATTCTCATCATCGGCGTAAAACACCCCCCATGTTGTCAACGCAGTGAAGTCCGCCCGGTTGTTTTTTTCTGCCGCCGCATCAAGGCTCATTATTATATACTCACACGGCGGCGGGTCATCTTTAACCCACTCACGCCACCACTCACGCTTAATAATAGCCGACTCACGCGAGGTGGGCTCCTGCATGTACTGCGCCGACCACTGAAATGAGGGCATAGACGCCTTAGTACGCAGCAACGACTTAACTGGCCACTGCTCCGGCCACAGCGAGATGTAC